CCCAAATCCATGATTATATTTTCACAGGGCATTTGGACCCAAGTGAATGGGAATCATGGCAAGAATGGAATGATCCAACAAAAGTCGCTGGTGGTCCAGATTCAAAGAATAAAGTTGAACAGTTCACCAAAGATATATTACAATATAAAAAATTTCCACCAGTATTGGTAAATGGTACTGATGATGATCCAAAATATCGCCCACAAGTTATTGATGGGCATCACAGGACTGCAGCATATTTGAATGCTGGCAAGGATGAAATACCTGTGATATATGACATTTCAACTTTGATTGACATTTGGTGTAATGAAAACAACCAAAAATTGAACAAAATAGAAATTTACAAAAAATATTTAGAAACATTAAAAGCAGATTCGCTTGTTGAAGCTAAAACATTGTCTGTTAAATTTCCCTATATATCATTTAAACAATTGTATCATGTAGGAACATTTGATTCAGAACATAAAAAGAATAATAGTTTGGAAGGTAATGGATTATCTGTGACGACTGTGCCTGATGCTTGGGTAAAAATTTCACCACTTATAAATGGTAGTTGTTGGGAATTAACAAAACAAAATAATAAATTTCTTGATGCACATAAATTAAATAAAAATTGTAAACAAACCATTATTGATTGGGGGGTTGAAAATAATTATATAGAATTATCATTGACATATAGGGTATCATATTACGATGATGAAATAGAAAGCGAAGTATATTCTGATTATACTACCAGAGAAGAAGCAGAAGCTGAAGTAGATGACCCTAATGACATTGAAATAATAAAAAATGGTATTTTGGCAACAAAGAAACTTATGAGAAGGACGTTAAGTAAATGTGAACCAACGATTGTATTTGATTGTTTGATTCCAGTATTTGTCGAAGATGTACTCAAAATTGATGGTGTGTGGTGGAATGATGTTTTAGATATTGGTGCATATTCTGCTCCAAGAGGAGTAATATCATTGTCGCAACTCCCAACGTGGAAAAAATCAAAAATAAATTACAAAAAATATTTAGAAACATTAAAATAAATATTGCATTATCGGAACTCGTTCTGATAAATTAAATATAGTGAAAGGGAAATCCCAATCACTACAATGAAAAAATAAATGAAAAATAATATTGCATTTATGATTTCAAATAATCTATAGTAGTCTTATTGGTGGTACACAGTTTTCACCCTAAAAGATAAATATAGATGTTGAGCGGGTACTTCCCGTTCATCTATAGAAAAATAACTACTCATTAACTAGAATTAACTAGATAATATAGGCTCAAAGGAAAATATAACTATGGCAAAAACTATTGAAGAAATCCGCAAACAACTTGCACTCCAAGACGAAAAGAAAAACTTCACAACAAATGGTAAAAATCAAGGTGGCGACAAAACAGTGTTTCCATTCTGGGACATGGATTTTGACCAATCCAGTACTGTTCGTTTCTTACCAGACGGCAACGAATCAAACGACTTCTTCTGGCAAGAACGTCTTGTAATCAAATTACCATTCCAAGGCATCAAAGGTCAGAATGACAAACTTACCACCGTTACAGTACCATGTATTGAAATGTTTGGTAAAAAGTGCCCAATCATGGAAGAAATTCGCCCATGGTGGAAAGATGATTCTCTTATCAGCACTGCACGTACTTATTACAAAAAGAAGTCATATCTCTTCCAAGGTTTCGTTGTGAAATCAGGTCTCAATGAAGAAGGTGAAAAAGTTGGTCGTTATGATATGCGTCGTTTCGTCATCAACTCATCCATTTATGATCTTATCAAACAATCCATCATGGACCCAGATATGGATCAACTTCCAACAGATTATGAAGCAGGTCGTGATTTCAAAATCGCAAAAACCAAGAAAGGCGATTGGGCAAATTATGGTACTTCAGGTTGGTCAATGAAGGCTCGTCCACTTGACGAAGAAGAATTGACTATGATTGAAACCAATGGTCTTTGGAATCTCAAAGATTTCTTACCAAAAGAACCAAATGATACTGAATTACAAGTTATCAAACAAATGTTTGAAGCATCACTTGATGGTGAAGCATATGACCCAGATCGTTGGGGTGATTTTTACAAACCATCAGGTTTAATTGGAAATAACAATTCTTCTTCTACAACAGCAGCAGCTGCAGACGAAGATGATGTTGTTGTCACCAAGACTGTTGTTGCACCAGCCGCTACAGTGTCAACTGAAAATCGCTTATCAGCATTGGATAAGCTTCGTGCATCACATTCAAATTCAAGTGAAACAGCAGCCGAAGCAAAAGTTGAAACTGTAAAGGCAAAAGACCCAAAAGATATTTTGGCTAACATTCGTGCCAGAGCAGCAGCTAACAATAGCTAATAATGGTTGAGATAATAGGGGAGAAATCCCCTATTATTAACTAATAATTCAAACAAGGAGATACGTTATGGTAAGACCTATTGATGCTTCGAAATTTCGAAAATCATTGACTAAAAATATTGATGGGATATCTGTTGGGTTCAATGACCCAAAAACATGGATTTCCACAAACAACTATCTATTAAATTATATTCTTTCAGGTTCATTTAAACGTGGTGTTCCACTTGGTAAAGTTACCATGTTCGCTGGTGAATCTGGTTCAGGTAAATCTCTTGTTGCAGCTAATCTTATGAAGGAAGCTCAAAAGCAAGGTATTTTCGTTGTTGGGTTCGACTCTGAAAATGCCCATGATGAAAAGTGGCTTCATGATTGCGGTGTTGATACTTCTGATGACAAATACCTTCGTATTCAAGTATCAATGATTGATGACGTTGCAAAATCCATCAGTCAATTCATGGCTGATTATAAGGCACAGTATAAAGAATTGGCGATAGAAGATCGTCCAAAGATTTTGTTCGTCATTGATTCTCTTGGTGCATTATTGACTCCAACAGACGTTGATCAATTCACAAAGGGTGATATGAAGGGTGATATGGGTCGTAAGCCAAAAGCCCTCAATGCCTTGGTTAAAAACTGTGTTATCCAATTTTCTGAATGGGAAGTTGGTTTAATTGCAACCAATCACAGTTATGAGAGTCAGGATATGTTTTCACCAGATCCAAAGATTAGTGGTGGTGCTGGGTTCATTTATTCATCTTCACAGGTTGTTGCGTTTAAGAAATTGAATCTAAAAGAAGACGAAGATGGTAATAAAACAACTACAATTCAGGGAATTAGAACTGCTGTAAAGGTAATTAAAACACGTTTCACCAAACCTTTTGAAACCATGCAGATGAAAATTCCATACAATGTTGGTATTGACCCATTCTCTGGATTGATTGATTATTTTGAAGAAAAAGGAGTGTTCACTAAAGACGGAAACAGATTAAAGTGGGTATCTGTTGACAACGAAGAAGTCAAATTATTCCGTAAAGAATGGAACGCTATAGAGGGAAGAAAGATTCTTCTTCGTGTTATGGAAGAATTTGAATTACTCAACTTTAAAAATATCGAAAATGAACGCAAAGAAGCTGCGAAAATGATAGCAGAAATGGAAGCTATTACAGAAGAAGTTATGGCGTCGTTGGAAGAAGGTGTAGATGAGGAAATTACTTTGAAGGTTACCAAAGGTAAAAAAGATAAAGTAAAAGCAGAAACACCAGATATTGATGAAGACACTTTGGAAATGGAAGGAAATGGATGAAGTAAAAAAGGAAAAACGTAAAGGTAATTATAAGGTAACAATAACTCCCACAATATACAGGGAGTTATTGAAACCTCGAAATATAACACCTTTGGAAGATTATAAAGAAACAAGGATAAAGTTGAAACATAAATGTGATGTTTGTGGGTATGAATGGTATGGCACACCAGATAATATTATTTATGCAAAGTCTGGGTGCCCTCCTTGTGGAATAGAACGAGCAAGAAAAAAACGTGTGAAAACAAAAGAGCAGTATATTAAAGAATTGGCAGAAGTAACAAATGATATTATTTTAGTTGATGAATATATAAATTGTATAACGCCAGTGTATCATCTTCATATACCAACAGATCATCTTTGGAAAAAATCTCCAAATGATTTGTTACAAGGGAGTGGTAGCCCAACGATGCAACAAGGGCATTTAGGGATACCTAACACATTTGATGGTATATTTTTTAGTTCTCATTTTGAGAGAGATTGTTACAAAGAGTTAATAAAATATGTAAATAAGGAAGAAATAACTTTACAAAAGCCATATGTTGATACAAATTATAAGTGTGATTTTTATTTTGAGAAATATGATTTATGGGTTGAAGTTTCAACCATAAGTACACAATATTATTTAGATCGTATATGGACAAAAAGAAATCTTGTTACTAACTTTATATTTGCAAATAATGTTAGAACATTAAGAGAAATGTTTTTAGAATTTAAAGGGAAAATATATGAAAATCATTAATAAGAAAAATGGTGAAAAAATAAAAATTATTGAATATGCGGATTTAACAGACAAACAAAAAGAAATTGTGGATGCTTGTGATGGACCATCAATCCCTGTTCCAAATTGGAATACAGATGAAGAGTTGTTAGCTTGGATTAGACGTGATAGAAAATGATGAAAATATTGAAACCGAGAATTTCCAATAAAAGAAGAAGTTAATATTTAAAAAGGAGAAAAAGAATGGACGACGAAACTTTAGCCACAATAGTTTTAGATGTGTGGGAATTAATTAAATCACATGTTAGCGTCAAAGAGAAGGACGATGTTTGTTTAGAATTCGTCACAATTTTTGATAATAATGGGTTTAACTTGAGCAAGCTTGGTGAATTGCATGGCGAGGACCGTGACATTGATCATGCCATTGAGCATCTTTATGAAGATGGTGTTGACGATGATGACGAGGACGAAGACTACGACGAGTAAAATTTTGACATTATAATTTTTTCATATTATGATGAAGCATGAATAGGGAGTAACATTGAATGAGCAATTGGTTTTGGCGTGTAACGGAAAATCCAGATGACTATTCGCCTGTGGCGGATTTCATTGAATATTTCGATAAGGAGTATCTTGCCGCCAAAAAAGAATGCCCAATCAGTGGTTCAGTTGAACAACATGCTGCACGTTTGCCCGGTATAGTGGAACATCGTTGGAGTCAATTACAAGAAATTGAAGCTGTATTGAAATATTTCAACGAACAGCATAAATTAAAAAAAGGCGAAGCGTTGCGAAAATATATTGAAAAATATAATCGTGCGCTTTCCCCATCTGTAGCAGAAAAATATGCTGATTCTGATCCAGATGTTATCAATCTATCAATTTTAATTAACCAAATAGCATTTACAAGGAATAAATTTATTAGTATATCAAAGGGATTAGAATATAAACATTTTCAATTGAGTAATATCACCAAACTTCGTTGTGCTGGTATTGAAGAAATAACCATTGATAATCACTGGAAAGATGATGACTGAATATGTAACTCTCACCGATGAAATTCGTAAAACTTGGTCAAAGGGTTTTATAGTAGGTTCAAATTGGAGTAAATGGTGTGAAATAGCCAAATGGATGAGTGAAACATTAAAGGGGCGATACTCAGCAGAAATGGACCCAAATGATTCTGATATTGGAATAATTTATTGCGAAATCAAAGATGATGCTTTATTATTTAGATTGAAATGGGGGTGAAAAATGGAACGAAAAATCAAGAATAATTTTTTCAAGAATGGAATGTTGACTCAAGAAGGTATCAATAAAATTCTTGAAAAAATGCGAAAAATGAAACCAACGTTGTGGGAAACATATACAGACAAATCTATTGCCAAATATAGAATGATTTACTATTTTAAAAAGAGGTTATAAATGATATTTATTGAAGACTGTGTTGAAGACCTTCATAAAATTTCCATATCAGGTGTGATGAACAATGATGGAAATCGTATTGGTATATCAGCCCAATGGGATAGAACATTTTTAGAAGATGTTGCCGATAAGATTGGGGGTGGTAATTCTCTTTCAACAGGACAAAGTGCGATTGTTGTTAAATTGATTACCAGATATGAAAATATGTTGGTTCTTTATGGTTATGACAAAGCAGAGTTAGATGTTTTGGTTCGCAATCCAATTCATAAACGTACACCATATCAATCAATAGAAATATTGCGTGAGGTTCGTTATTGTGGTAATAAGAAATTGGTATTTAGGTCAAAGTACAATGAAGCAATTGTAAAGGAAACTAAAAAATTAAAAACCAATTCTGAATATTCAGATAATCCATATTTTAATTATGATTATAAATTATGGATTGTTGAGATAAATGATTCAAATGTTGAACGAGCGATGAATTTGATTAAACGTTATAAATTTTCGTTTGATGAAGAAGTTGAACAGTTTTTCTTGACATATTTAAATACCCAACCTACAACAACTGTTGATTATAATGAAGAAAATAATCAGATTGAAGTTTTTGCAGGAAAAAACGAATGGTTATATAGCTATTTAAATGATTTTTTAACTGTTTATGATGAAAGGCAACGCTAATGACAATTGATAATGTTAAATTTACACCAACAGGTGCTAATGCACGTAATATATTACGATTGAGCAAATTGGTTCATATGGAAATTCCAGATTGGGTGAAGGTTTTATCCAATGATCAATTATATGTTGATCCATCCTATGATGATATCTATAATCAAACAATGCAATATTACACAGATTATTCTTGTCGTGGTTTGTTTGTTTATAGGACTACACATGAACATACATTGAAGAAGATACTAATTCAAACGTTGAAACGAAAAGAACTTTCGCCTATATTAATTGTCACCACTAAAGCATCAGAAGAAGTTTGGATAAAGTTGGTAAAAGAAATGGGATTGGAATATGGGACATATGAAGATGGTAAGGAAATTGCATTTACCAGAGCCACTACCATTCCAACTATTATATCAACGTATCGAAAATTAAAAATAGTAGATCGTTGTCGTTCTGTTATAATGGATGAAACAGTTAGTAAAAACATGGCTGATTATCGTGTGGCTGAGTATTTAAATTATTTATTGAAAGAATTTTTTTATTCGACATTATTGGTCACGTTTCCAGAGTTGGAAAAAACCCATGATGTTCTTCATTCATTAATTGAAGTTGACAAAAAAACTTGGGGACTTTTTTTGAATTTAATCAGGGATCAATTTATTCCTTTTACAAAATCCAGAATGTTATTGATGAAAGCATCTCAGCCAACATCGACCCATGATAAGAATTATTTTATTATTAATGAAAACAAGCAGCTTTATGATTTAGCATTAATAAAACGAATATTTAATGTTTATGGTATTTCGTTACATCTCCTTTGATTTTGATAAATAAATAAAGTCAAAGGAGATTTTAAAATGAGAGCATATGAATTATTAGAATATAGAAGGGCTGGTGAATTATATCCAAAGCAGTCTGCTATTGATATTTTAAGAAAATATAAAGATAGAGATGATGTTTTTGTATCATTTACAAAACTTGATAAGCTTGGAATAAATCCATTAAATATTCATAATACTCCGATAGGGATTTATGCATACCCATTAAAAAGTGCATGGCAAGAATATCAAATTGATCATAACGGAATCAAAAAAGGTTTCCCATATGCATCAGAACAGCCATATATTTGGATTTTCTCTTGTGATAATGTAACTGAAATCCCATTCATAACAGAAAAACAATATGAAGATGCTAAAACAAAATTGATTAGTTTTGGTATTGACGAAAAAGACATTAAAAAATTTGAAGATACAGTTGGTGATCGTAATAGAATTGGGGAAAAGTTTTGGAAATTGGTTAGAAACTTTTCAAGAGATTCTTCTGGAGAAGTTGATACTTTAAAATGGACAGGGTTATTAATAAAACTTGGTTATAATGCTTTTTCAGATAAAACAGGTTGGGGTGTTATTCATAGTTGTGAGAGAGTTCAAGCAATATTTTTCAAAAAAAATCAAATTACAATATTGGAAAAAATTCATAATATAAATCCAAAAACTGACGACGAAGTTTCTATTATTAGGAAAAAAAGAAGTAAATTTGATAAAATGTCAGATGGCGAATTAATGGACCATTTTAGATATTATACGTTAGATGATTTTAAATATTTAACGTCCCCTTCTGAAGAAGTTGTAAAACATTGTATTAATAGAAAGGGGTCATTGATTAGATATGTGAGAAACCCATCTGAAGAAATTCAATTATTGGCTGTCAAATCAGATAATGGTTCTATACAATTTATAGAACACCCAACTGAACAAGTTCAACTTGAATCGGTTATAAGGTATGGTGTTAACATATATCACATAAAAAACCCATCTATATACGTTCAAAAAGCGGCAATTAAAAATGATCCATCTGTTATTAATATGTGCCATCGTTCATTACCATTGCAGTGGTATTTAATCAATAAAAGTTTGGAATACATTCGTTATATTGCCCAGCCATATGAAGAAATTCAGATGCATGTTGTCAAAGAAAACCCATTATTGTTTCATAAAATAAGAAAGCCTTCAAAGAAAGTAATTGATTATATTATTAACCTTGGCAATAATAATTCATCTGGATTGAAACTTTAATTTTGACTATACGATAAATAATTCTTTATACTATTGTTTATAGTTATTAAAGGATTATTAAATGCAACATAAAAAAGCCACTATTGTTATCAGAGACGAAGTAAATATCAAAATTGAAGGGTTGTCTGATTATTTAAAGACCCGTAAACGTATAGTTGAACGTTGTGAATATATGGTACCATATGCCTATCATTTACCAGCATATAAACTTGGGCGTTGGAATGGTAAGAAATCATATTGTAGTATTGGGATGGTAACCTATTTAAATCTTCTTGATAGGATTTTACCAATCCTTGAAGAAGATGGGTTTGACATTGATGTTGTTGACCATCGGAACAATTGGAATGTTTCCTTTCCATCGTTTGATGAGGTAAAAGCTAAACTTGCAAGTAAGAATTGGCCAATTGGACACCCAGATGCAGGAAAACCAATTATTCTTCGTGATTACCAAGAAGAAGCTGTTGCGAAATTTTTAGAAAATCCACAAAGCGTTCAATGTCTTTCCACAGGTTCTGGTAAGACCATTACCAGTGCAGCTCTTTCAATGGTGTGTGAGCCAATGGGAAGAACCATTGTTATTGTTCCAAGTAAAACCCTTGTGACACAAACAGAGGATGATTATAAAGTTCTTGGGTTGGATGTTGGGGTGTTTTATGGGGATAGGAAGGAATTGAACAAAACCCATACTATTTGTACTTGGCAATCCCTGAATGCTTTGTCTGCAAGAACAGCCAATAAAAAAACTGGGTTATTGACAGATGATGATATCCATGAATTTTTGGATGACGTGTCTATGGTGCTGTGTGATGAATGTTTTGATGGGGAATCATTGGTATTAACACCTGAAGGATATAAAGAAATAAAGAATGTTAATATAGGTGATATTGTCATCAATTATAATGAAGAAAATAAATCTTTTAAAGAAGATATTGTGGTTGATGTTTATAAGAATATGGTAAACAGTCAAACAGAAAAAATGTACGAATTGGAATTTGATAATGGAAAGATAATAAAAGTAACTGGGAATCATAAATTTTTAACTAATAATGGGTGGAAACGTGCTGATGAATTGACAGAAAATGACACTATTTTGTCAGTAAATGATAAATAAGTATATAGGTTCATACTGTTAAAGGGGAAAAATTATGATACGAAGAACTAAATTAGAGATGTTGCAACAATACAATGAACTATTGGAAAATTATAGTTTAAAAATTGATATTTGGGATAGTGAAAAATTGTGTTTCAATAATGGTGTCCAATTGAATACTCCTGTTGAAATAAACACTTTTAAAAGAAGAATTGAACATGGCGTGTTAATAAATTTTATTGATTCGTTGTATTCAACAGATAAACAAGAACGTGAAAAAACAGAACAATTAATTATAACATTAACAGCTAAAAAAGGTGGTATTGCGTGTCAACAACAACATGGTGATAAAATTAAATTAAATTTGAACACAGGGGTTCCTTGGCATACAGGAACAGTTGGGGTAGTTACCGCTTGGAATAAAGGGCTAACTAAAGAAACAAATGAATCTGTTAAAAAAATAAGTGAATCTAAAATTGGTGATAGAAATCCAATGTTTGGAACTGTTTATTCAGAAGAAGAACGTGAACAAAAATCAGAATGTATGAAAGAATTGATTGCAGATGGTAAGTTCACCCCAAATATTCATAATAGTAATACCCATATGACAACAGTTTATAAAGGACAAAAATATCGTTCAAGTTGGGAAGCTGCATTTGTCCATATAAATGAAGGTTGTGATTATGAAACATTGAGAATCAAATATGAACTTGATGGAAAAACAAAGGTTTATATAGTTGATTTTATAAATCATGATACAAAAATGGTGTACGAAATTAAGCCAAAAATCCATCAAACAAGAATTAAAGAAAAAATCAAAGAAACAGCATTATTAAATTGGTGTTTAACCAATGGTTACTGCTATAGTGTTATAGATGAAGATTGGATTTATGATAATTGGTATAATTTTAGATTAAATGAATTAGAGTTAGAAACAGTTAAAAAATTGGAGAAATGTTATGAAGCTTGTAAAAAGAAAAGAAATAGAAAAGCCAAATGAGGTGTATAATCTTCATATTAAAAATGATCACAATTATATAGTTGATGATGCTATTGTCGCCAATTGTCACACCACAAAAGCAGATAAATTGCAAGAACTTTTGACTGGTCCATTTGCCAATATTCCAATTCGTTGGGGATTTACAGGAACAATTCCAAAAGATGAAATAGATTCTTTGTGTTTGTTGTTTTGTATTGGTCCAATTGTTAATACGTTGAAAGCTCATGAATTGCAGGACCAAGGTGTGTTGGCTAATTTGCATATTGATATTATTCAAACTAAAGACCATGTTTCTTATAAAGAATATGCAGACGAATATAGGTTCTTGGTTACAGATGAAACAAGGGTTCGTTGGTTGGCTAATTTTATTGAAGAAGTGTCCAATACAGGGAATACTTTGGTTTTAATTGATAGAATTGAAACAGGTGAAAAGTTGGTTGAATATATAACCAAAGATACTATCTTTATTCAAGGTGCCACAAAGAATAAAAAACGCAGGGAGCATTTTGAAGAAGTTAATAATTCGAATAATGAAATTTTGATTGCAACATTTGGTACTTGTAGCACTGGTATTAATATTCCTCGAATATTTAATTTGGTTATGGTTGAAGCTGGTAAAAGTTTTATCAAGGTTATTCAAAGTATTGGTAGAAGTATTAGAATGTCGAGTGATAAAGACTTCGCGAACATTTTTGATATTACTGCATCTACTAAATACTCCAAGAAACACTTATCTGAAAGAAAGAAGTTTTATGACGAAGCTAAGTATCCATACACAGTGACGAAGGTTGAGTACCGTTAAAATAATTTTTACCAAATCCAAAAAGTTCATATAAATAAAATTATGAAACTTTTTGGAGAACGCTATGAAAATATTAACGAATTTTAATGCTTCGTTTGAAATGAATGAGGTACCTGAACAAATTGACGATATACGATTTTGTGTATTAGATTATGCTGATCCAAACAATGTAGACTATTATTTCCATCCATTAGTTATGATTGAGACTTTTTCCAGTCCTGTAGTTGAGTTAATGATTGGGGAACAATATTTTGTGGCTGTCCCATTAGATTGGAGTATTGTTGTTGGTGATTTGGATTGTATAGAAGTAATGAATATAAAACATTTGAATGATCGTGGATTTAAGGGATTTTGTTTTAATCCTATTGGGGAAAATAGAAAAGGATATTTGCCAAGTTTTTTGACAATTGAAGTAGTTAATATTTTTCCAAATATTAAGTGGACTGTTCCAAAATTAAAAAGTGGGCATATTTTGACTGTTCCATTAGAAGAAGGTCATAATCCAATGTGTGCATTTTTTGTAAAAGAAATATCAAAAATTTCAGAAGTATTAGATATTAGTAAATTAATTTAAGGAGACTATTATGGAAATAGATTTGAACAATATATTATATTTAGAATTAAAAGATGGTACAGTGGCTATTCAAATGTTGCCACAATATGCACCAAAACACGTTTCAAGGATAAAGGAGCTTGTGAGGTCTGGGTTTTATGATGGGGCACCATTTCATCGGGTTATAGCAGGGTTTGTTGCACAGTCCGGAGACCCAATAAATAAAAACGGCACAGGTGGTAGTGGCGTTAACATTGAGGCTGAGTTTAACCAGATAAGTCATACAAGGGGAATATGCAGTATGGCCAGAAGTTCAGATGTTAATTCTGCATCATCACAATTCTTTATTTGTCTTGCAGATTCAACATTTTTGGATCGCCAGTACTCTGTGTGGGGTGTGGTAATTTCGGGAATGACAGCTGTGGATAAAATTAAAAAAGGCGATCCACAAAGTGGTGCTGTAGTTGACCCAGATATTATTATAAGTATGAAAATGGCAGATCAAGTGTTGGCAGAATTAAAACCTGTAGCACCATGACCATATACTTGTGTTCAGCAGGAGAAATATTTAATCTCTCCTGTTGGATATTTCACATATTTTAATATTTTTTCATTGGATATATCATAACATAACTCTGTGTTATTTTTTGTTGTTATATATAACATATTATTTTCTTTGTGAATAGTACAATAGCGGTTTGTTTCATATGGTGACCAACTGTTTTTATGAAAAACATTGCATGGCATTGATTCAAATTCGTTTCCCAAAACATCAAGGAATTTATGTTTTGTGCGGTCTCCCTTCCATTCTGTGTCTAAAAGTTTTCCACCATATTGTTGACATTTATTTTGTATTCTATTTAATAATTCAGTTTTTGTTAATAGTTTTCCTTTTGATATATTGTTGTTTGGTGGCCAACCATTTTGTAGTATGTTGTCAATGCTTCGTTTGAAAATATAACCATCGCTGTTTCTTTTCCATATCATTTTATTGCCACAATTGATATATGTTTCGCTTATTAATGTGAATCCGTCTTGTTCTGCTTTATTTTTCCAATAATTGTATTTAATAATATTTGAATTTATAAGGTCGTATCTTATTTTAAAATCGTAATTTATATTAATTTCTGGAAATTGTTCAACTATCATATTTTTTATATATGAAAATATCCAGTTATCATCGAGTAGATGTTTTGAAAATTCATCAATTACAAATAAAACAATATTATTATTTTTACAATATTCTTTTTTATAATTATCTCGTTCGATGGCATTTTGGTCGGTTCTGTGTGAATAATAACCTTGATATTCAAATGCTATTTTATAAGATTTATTGTTTATTATAACATTATCATTATACCCATCTAATTGGAGATTGACCTTCCCTTGTCTAACAACAATTTTATTTGTTATAATAAATTTACAATTGAATATATATTCAAATATCTGTCTGCATATATGTTCACAAGTGTTTTTTTCATATGGACTCCAACTACCTCGTTTTATGCATTCTGGTGACATCCAAAAATGATTACCTGCAATGTCTTCACATTCTATTTTTGTTCCACTATTTTTATAACCATTTGATATTATTTTACCACCTCTTGATTTGGCAATGTTTTTAATTATTTCAAAATATTCGTCACCTATAATATTTTTGGTTTTTGGTTTATTACTTTTTGGTGTTAAATTTTGTAAACCAATTGTTTTTAATCTTGATATTTTTCTACTATATATTATCCCAGTTGAGTCTGAAAAACTAAGTATTATAACTCCATTTCCACGATAATCTGCAGAGATTAAAGTATATCCATTATCTTTTAAATAATTATTCCAAAATTCTAATTTTTTCTTTTCTTGTTCTCTTATGTTATGATAAATAATATTGTTCATAATTTTATTCTCCCAGAATAAAGTTGTGTTCTTGTGTAGGGGGGTGTGCCAACGCCCTCCTATACTTATTTATCAATTTGTTTGAAAATTGTGTATTTTATTTCAAAATACCATTTGACAAATCCAAATAATCTGTTATACTTGGTACAGTTAATCAAATGGAGTGACGATTATGGCTCGCAAGACCAAGGCTGAACGTGAATATGAAGCGATGATGGAGAAGGCTCGTCGTGATAAGGAGGCTTTTGATAGTTATCCTACTCGGATGATGGAAGTCCTTACCAACGCCACAGCTGAAACCTTTGAAGTTAAGGTTGTGAATTTCCAGTTTGTCGTTCGTGATTATGACGACGCTCGCAGTCGCAGGTTCGTGTTTGATAATTATTGGACTGAAGAAAACGCAGAGACTCTTCGGGAACTTGCGTTGGACGTTGAAGACAAGCGTAGTGATAGGTTGGAAGCTGAAGAGCGTATGGCGAAGAAGGCTGCAGCCCTTGCGAAGTTGACCAAGGAAGAGCGTGAACTGTTGAATCTCGCTTGACAAATCCAAAAATTCTGTTATACTGGTTAAACAATTGAAGGAGAAAAATCATGTCTATTGTGCTGGTTGGATATTGTAATGGTAACAAACTTGTGCAGATTGCGTTTTGTTTTGACAGCCATTGGGAAAATAATGCCATTAAATTGTTTGATGGCACTAAATCAGTTGATGTTGATGTTGATATTGATGACCGATTTATTCGGCTGTGTTCTGTTGGCTACATTAATGGGCATGGTGTTGATATCAATATTGACCTTACTACTATGACTGGTCATTTTTATACAGGGCTTGCACGATATGTGAGCGGTAGTAGTGGACCTCTTGAGCCAGCATTGATTGCTGCTGCTGTTGAATTTTTTAAGGGTTGACAAATCCAAAAATCCTGTTATACTGGTTAACCAATTGGTGGAGGAAGATTATGGCTACTTTATCTGATTTTGATGTTGAACGGATTGCAGGAGAAGCTTTCATGGCTGCAGAAGCTGCTACACAGGAATTTGTGGATAAGTATGGTGATAGGGACATTTGTGGTTTCGCTTGGACAATTTTGCGCCCTGGAAATTGCAAGATGGCGAAGTATCTTGTTAGTATTAAGGCTGCTGATCGTTATTATAAGGGTGGTGTGATGGTGAACAATCCCGGTAAGGCTACTGGGCAGTCCATTATCGCCCGTGAACGTGGCGCAATTGCTTTTGCAAATGTTATGCGAAAGTATGGTATTACAGCTTATGCCAGCAGCATGGTGGATTAAGGAGTAAAGAAAATGACTAAATTGACCCCTTTTGAAACTGTTCAGATGAACTATCTTTTAACCACTGCGATGGTTAGGGGAATCTTTCGGGAATATCCTGATGCATCCACCCCTGAAGTTTTTGATGACTATTATTTCTTGGATGAAACCAAGGGACCATTCAATACCCGCACCAAAACCTCCCTACCATGGAAGAACGACGAGGCGTTGACTGACTTGGTTTATGATGGTTATTTGGAATTTGCCGACATTAGCCCAGAAGGCAAGCACATTGCATTTTTGACTATCAACGAGAAGGGTGTTGCGAAGCTTACTGAAATGGTAAAGATTTTTGAAGCAGCCTAACAGAAAATTTGACTTTTGGAATGCTTCCCGATATTATGATTGGGAAGCATTTTTATTAAAGGATACACAATGGCTAAAAAACCCAAGACAACATTCAAAGATGAAGAACCAATTGAAGAAGTAAAAAAGTATAAATTGGATTTGTTCAAGGATGTTATGCCAGCTATCAATAGGAAAGATTTTGATTTTTATGACAAATGCACAGAAGAAGAACGTGCATCCATATTCCCACCAGTATTGTTGCGATGGTTAACCACAGTCAACAAAGGTTTTAATGTTGAGCATTCATCAGAAACACAAAATAGTATTGTGTTCATTAACGAAATGATTAATAAAATTGGATTATTCAATATCCCATCATCCAAAGACCGTGACCATAAAAAATTACAATGGTTGATGTTGTGTGTGGCTGGCACAGGCAATCCTCGTACAATGCATGGTTGGGTTCCTGTTGCAGGTACTTCCAGTACGCCTTTGATAGATGCGTTAATTAAAATCCATAACCCATTGATTGGGAAGCAGGAAATGGACACTTTTAAGATGATTATCACCCAAGAACGCCTTGTTGAATTGTGTAAAGATACAGGCATGGATGATAAAGAAATTAAGAAACACACAGAAGAATTGAAGAAAATTAAATGACAGAAGAAAAGTATCATTGTGAATTTTGTGGTAAAGAATTTGCCAGAGCTAAAACTTTGGTGGATCATCTTTGTACTAAAAAATTGCGTCATATTCAGAAACAAGATTCCAATGTTAGAATTGGTTTTCAGACTTGGTTATTTTTTAGAAAGTATAATAAAATCCGTGGCGATGCATCTTATGATAAATTTTGTAATGACAAACTTTATAATGCATTTGTAAGGTTTGGGAAACATGTTATTGATATTCAAGCAATATCACCTGAAAATTTTATTACTTTTATAATTAAAAACACTGTAAGGATAGATGATTGGGTTAAGGACCATGTATATGAGATGTATCTGCGAGAGGTATCTAAAAAAGAACCACCAGAAGTATCTCTTGAGCGAACCATTTTGTTGATGGAACAATGGGCACTTGAGCATGATAAACTTTGGACTGATTTTTTCAGGGAATTGAATACTAACGTTGCGGTTCAATGGATAAAATCTGGGCGTATTAGTCCATGGGTTCTATATCATGCCAACACTGCAGATGAATTATTCAAGCGAATGGACGATGAACAATTGACTAAAATTTATGAGACTGTTAATCCAAAATTTTGGAAATTAAAGTTTGCAAGACAGAAAGAAGATGTTAAATTTGTTAAAGACACTTGTGATAATGCAGGAATATGAAAGGAAGATAAAATGTCAAATAGTTCAATTTTTAATAGCATGATATATGGGCACCAGAATAATTCTGTGATGCAATTATATTCACATGGTAAATCAACATATCTGCAACAGTCTATTACAAGGACCGCAAGAAACACTTTAAAGCAAATGATGAATTCAATGTATGGCTATCTTGATATTGAAAGTTATGGGCAACCACCATTGGATATTAATCCATATCTCCAAGAGCCTGTGTTGAACGTTGCAGCTAATTCTGAACATCCTGCTGTCAAGGCTAAATTGAAAGAATTGGAAATGCTTGTTCGTTTGTGTCATACTGAAGAATTGGCAGAACAACAGAAAAATAATAAATATCATACTGCTAATAAAGAGCGTTTGATTAAAGAACATATTAGCATAACCAAAAAACAAGAAAAAGAACGCCAAGAACAAGAACAACGCTATTGGGTTAAATTGAATAAGAGGGAGATTAAATGACAAAACAATATTCAGGGACTGCGCCACCAAGAGCACAAAAAATAATATTGGAGATGAAAAGTAGACAACTCAATAGTAAAGTATCGAGAATTCAATTAGGCGAGAGTTTCATTGATGTTCCAACACTATCGTCTATGAATGATTTGGAAAAAGAAAATGGGCTTTTGAAAAAGAAACTTCATGAAGTAACTGCTAATCAAAAAGTTTTAATAGCCACAGTAAATGGATTGATTGATGAATTAAAAGCTGTCAAAGAACAACTTGATAATAAAATGGACGTTAAGTTTTGATAATAATCAAACATCCTGACCCACAAAATGAAAATAGAGTATTGACATCATTAGAGGTTGATTCGTTGTTAGGGTTTGATAGTGCTATATATGTTGAAAAAGGTAATATTTATGTTATTTGGGAAGGTTCATCAGAAGGTAAGCGGGCATACGACTGGTTAGAAGAACGACCAGTTGAGGTTGAAATGATAGAACAAGCCAATTGTGCAATGAAGATAAAATTTATTCACAGTAAAGATGAAATGTTGTTTAGATTAACTTTTATAATGGAGTAGAACATGGGAAAACTTTTTGACATTGACATTGATTTCGCCAACAGGGACGAGGCATTGGCTTGTGTTCCACATGTCCCTGCAACAATTATCAAACAGACAGAAACTATCAAGCATAACACAGGTGTTTATTTTTATAACACACCAATGGTTGATCCATTGACAGGGTATTCATCAATTGACTATCGTGATGCTAATGCTCGTGGATATATGAAGGTAGATTTTTTGAATGTTTTCATATATAGTAAAATCAAAGATGAAGAACATTTGGAACGAATGTTAAATCAAGAACCTGTGTGGGAACTTTTGGAAGAAGATGATGTTGTATCTGGGGCTAAAACTGGTGAGCCTATATTTCAGCTTCATGGGCAAATTGATTTGTTGAAAAAATTAAAACCTAAAAACATTGACCAATTGGCAATGGTGTTGGCATTGATTCGTCCAGGTAAGAAATATTTGATTGACAAATCTTGGGATGAAATTGAAAAATCTATTTGGGAACCTGTTCAAGTTGGTTCTGATGAAGAAGAGGCTCAATATGGTTTCAAAAAGAGTCATGCGTATGGTTATGCATCATTGGTTATTGTTCAGATGAATTTGATTTTGGAGCAATTTAACTAATTTTTTTAGTTGATACTAATGCCACAGTTCTTCTTTTAATTCTCTTTGACATGTAGGCATCAATTGATGGTGATGGTCCACATATTAGATTAAAATCTTTAGCAGAGAATGCCATTAGATATGGGGTGAAAACTTTAAATCTGTTACGGAAATAAATATTGATTGGTACCAAGCGATTACTTGACCAATAATATTCATCTGAATATTCCAAGAATAATTTTTTTAATTTTTCATCTTGAATTTTATTATACACGTACATCATTACAAATGTTGTGTCGTGATTTTGAATAATTCCAACATAATCTTCCTCATTATAGGTTCCATATGATAAAAATGGGAATTTTTCAGTCAATATTTGGTATATATTCTTTTCTTCTGACATTTTTGTTGGTTCCTTTTAAAAAAAGCTAATAAAGTATTTATATCAATCATTTAGTCATTAACTGTATATTTAATTTATTTATGAACAAAAAATGAATCTTGTAAATAAAAAATTTGATAAATAAAATAAAAAGGGAATTTTAAAAATGTTGAACACGCTATATTCTTATGATATTAATATTAACCTTACTTTTAGGGATGGAACGCTTGGCAACGAAACTGAACCATTACGCAAACAATTTACGGAGAATTACCCAATGAGTAATAATGCATTTATCATCCATAAAGGAGCCAACCAAGTTTTAAATTTTTTCATACGCTCGCTTGACCGTAAAGCTGTTGTTCTTGTTGGTAAAGTTTTAAAAATTATAGTTAGTAACCCTGATAATGGTGAAGTAGTTTTGGATAAAGTTTTGACAGTTGTTGATGAATATAAAGGGACAGCCAACCTTACCATTAATATGGCGGATACACAAACATGGTCATTGGGTGGATATAATTACACAGTATTCTTGACAGATCAAAACGATTATACTTTCCCATTATTCACAGATATGGTCCAAAGTTGCACAGGACATATAACATTGAAGGCACCATTATATCAATCAAGTTTAAATGTCCAATCGTTCAATCCATTAAATTTCGCTATTATGAATTATGGCTGGAATACTGGGTTGGGACAAGGTAACACCAGAAGAGTAAGTTCTGCTATAAAGGGAAATGTTAATAGAGATTTGGCTGGACAATATTGGAATTCCATTAAGGTGTATATGGACAATTTTAGTGGAAACATTTATATTCAAAAAAATGACCATCAACAATTGACTAATAGTAATAATGATAGTAATCCTGATGGTACAGATTGGAAATATATACAATTGGATGAGGATTTAGATAGAAATTTTATATCTGTAATGAATACAACTGGTGTGACTGAATTTTTGATAAAAGAAGATTTGAACTATTGGCGAATTATGCTTGAGCCAATGCCGGGTAATCAAGGTCAAGCTAAATTGGTAACTTATGAATTGAAAAAAGCTGTTTAAGGAGAAACGATTATGGGACAAGATATTAGAAAATTTATGAATTTGATGGAATCACCATTTGATGATGTTATTAGTAGTATTGAATTGGTTGAAGGTGCTGAAGAATTCATGAAAGAACAAGTTGCAGAATATCAACAATATGTCAACGATGGACGTTCCATTCCATCTGCCCCAGATTCCACTAAATTTTTAGCCAAACAAAGTGGGATGATCGAGTATGCCCCAAAAACACAAGTTCCTGGTGGTTCTTATGGCTTTAGTAGATTTTTTCAAACCTTTGTAAAAATTGGTGGAACTGTTGATTATAAAATCAAACAAGAAATGGCAGACGAATTTAAGAATTGGTATGATTCAATAACAGCTTCTCCAAATTCAACTGTTTTTATAACATCTGACGGATACAAAGTATTTTTTGATACAGTTGAAGGGACCAATTGGGGTGGGTATGGTTTAGTATTCACCAAAAACAAATAATTTGACATTCAACTGCCATCGCAGTTATGATAATGGATAATCAATGAAAGGATTACCATTATGACATTTTCCCAAACATCAATGAATTTCACCAATAAGATGCACGATGTTGCATTAACGAAACTATATCCAGAATGGGGATTTGATAACATTAAAAGTGAAGTTGGAACCCACAAAGATTATCATGACAAGATTGATTATGTGGCAATGCTTGGTGACAAACATTTAACCATTCAAGAGCGTTTTCGGAATGCAAAATACAGTCCTTATAAGGATGTAACCATTCGTTATGAAAATGGTGCTGAAAAACGTGCAGGCGAATTTTCAAAAATCAAAGCTGATATTTTTATTTATGGTATATCAAACTATCGTCAAACAGATTTCTTATGGGCTGTTTGTTTTGATATTCAAAAATTATTGCTTTTGATTGGTTCTGGTAAGATTGATATGATTCATAAAAAGAATAAAGAAAGTGATGATAACAGCTTTGTTGCAATTACAATACCAACATTGCGAGAACATAATCTTATTCTTTTTGAGTATTAAATATTGATTTCATACCACACTATCTATTATTATGGTTTTATTAATAATGGATAGGAACAAATGACACACGACATATCTGAATACAATATAAATTTTCTTTTGGATGCAATAACGAGTAGATTGCCATCCAAACGTCATCAAACACCGGGTTCTTGGTTATCATATAATTGTCCTGTTTGTACAGCGAATGGACAATCTCGCCCTGACACACGTATGCGTGGTGGTTTAAAAATTATTGGCAATGGTTCGTTTACTATCAATTGTTTTAATTGTGGATTTAAAACTGTATTCACGCCGGGGCAACAATTAAACGCCAGAATTAAAAAATATTTAAAATCATTGACTTTCACAGAAGATGAAATTAAAAAGTTGAATTTCAAGGCTTGGCAATTACAACAAGTTGTTCAACAAGACCCGACACAAAAAGAATATTTGAATGCATATTCTGCCAAGTTGAAATTTGACCCGATTGCTTGGCCAAGTGGTGCCAAGGATATTAATTTTTGGGCAACGTCAACCAATCCACCAGACGATTTTATTGAAGTGTTGACATATTTGGATTCAAGGAATTCAGATTTAATTAATTATTATGATTTTTATTGGACACCAGCCCCATATTCTGGGCAGGGAATGAATTTTAAAGATATAAACCACCGAATCATAATTCCATTTTTTTGGAAAGAACATTTTGTTGGGTTCCATGCAAGAACTTGTAAACCACAAAATACCTTTAGATATGTTGGGTACACACCAAAGGATTATATATTCAATTGTAATCTTATGGAAACTCGTGATTATCTATTAATAGTTGAGGGTGTGTTGGATGCAATATCGTTGGGGTGTATGGCAAGTTTGGGTTCAACATTAACCAAGGAACAAATTAACTGGATAAATTCATATGGTAAGAAAGTTATCATATTACCAGATAGGGATAAAGCTGGAAAACATTTGACTGATATTGCAATAAAGAATAATTGGTTGGTTAGCTTCCCTTGGCAATCTTGGGATGAGAATGTTAAAGATGCTGCAGATGCTGTGGCTAAATATGGTAGATTATGGGTGTTGAAAACTGTAATGGATAACATAACAGGTAGTAATAATGACAATGATGTTATGAAAATAAAAGTAAAAGAAGGAATGTTGGTAGGAGGTAATCGTTAATGCATGATAATTTAGAATATAATTTTGAAACACAGAAACTTTTTATTAATTGTTTTTTAGGTGATGATACTATTTTCACAAGGTGTGTTGGTATATTAAATAAAGAATATTTTGATGAGCGGTTACAAAAAACTGTTGATTTTATTTTAGATTATGCTGAAAAATATCATGCTGTTCCAAGTCAAGAAATATTAAAAGCCAAAACAAACATTGACATTGAGCCATTAAAGATAACATTACCAGAACAACAATTTATATTAACTGAGATTGAAAAATTTTGTCGTCATAAGGCTGTGTCCAATCGTATCATGGAAGCCCCAGAATTAATTGAGAAGGGTAAGTACGCAGACGTTGAGCAAGGGTTAAAGGATGCCCTTTTGATATCGTTAAACAAAGATTTGGGTTCTGATTTTTTCAAAGATTTCCAATCATCATTAGAGGACATGCAAACCAACAACGGTACCCAATCCACTGGATTTAAAATGGTTGACAAGGTTCTTTATGGTGGTTTCAATCGTGGGGAATTGAATGTTTTCATCGCTCGTTCTGGTGGTGGTAAGAGTCTTATTATGCAGAACGTTGCGTTGAATTGGGCAATGGCTGGATTGAACGTTGTTTATTTTTCGTTTGAATTGTCTGAGGCATTAATCAACAAACGTTTGGGTTCGATGTTGGTTGGAACACCACAAAAAGATATTATGAAGAACCTTGAGGAAACAGCATTAAAGATTGGTGCAAAAGCAAGAAAGACCAAGGGTAGTCTTGTTACCAAACAAATGCCACAGGGTGGTTCGACTTTAGAATTGCGGGCATATTTGAAAGAGTATGAAATCAAATATGGGTATGTACCTGATGCTATTGTGGTTGACTATTTGGACCTTATGTTTCCAAACAACAAAAAAGTTGATCCAAGTAATCTGTTCATCAAAGATAAATTTGTGTCTGAAGAATTGCGTGGATTGGCTATTGAGTATAAGATGTTATTGGTTACTGCATCACAGGTTAACCGTGAAGGTATGTCAGAATTAGAATTTGATTTTACCCATATCGCTGGTGGTGTGTCAAAGATTAATACCTCTGATAACGTTATTGGTATTTTGATGACTGACGCAATGCGTGGTCGTGGTGAAATGCAGGTACAATTTTTGAAAACACGTTCATCTGGTGGTGTTGGTATGAAGGGTTATTTGAGTTTTGATCCTGAAACACTTTGTATTTCTGATAAGGACGAGGATGCATCTGCTGCAGGGACAAGTATAGCTACAACATCATCTACAGATTTGATTAATAAATTGCGTCGTGGTGCTGGACAACCTGAAGAAACACAATCACAAGAGAAAACAGATGATACTGTTGCTGTTAAAGGCAAATCATTGCGTGATAATTTCATGAAGAAAAAATAAAATCTTGTTTTTTTAAAAAAAGGATAAATAAAATATAACTATTAAACATTTGGAGAATTGGATGAATCATCCCAACGATTTAAGACAGTATATTTATTTAACCGAACAAGCTGTTGAAGACTATATAGAAGAAACAACATTTGAAGCAGTTGATGAACCATTATTGCCAACTGGTGATATGTTTTATTTATTGGAAATGGATGATGGTGATAATGCCATTGATAGTAGTGAATTAATATTAGACAATGGTATTTGGAATGAAGTTATTGAAGAACGTTTTATTAGAATTTCAAGTACAGATTTAGAAAATGTTGCATGGCGTTCATTACCGGGTTTTGTTTCTGTTATAACTGAAAGTCAATTTGAAGGAAGTAGTAATAATGTTAATTCAAAATATGATCAATTAGTTGAAGGTATTAGGGAATTGATTCAGAAGTGGTCTTATCTAAAGGAGAATTCTGGTAATTCTGATATAGATTACGGTGTAGAACAAGGTTATTTGTTGGCAAGTTCAAGTTTAGAAGACTTATTAAGGAAGGTGGATAAATGATTAGAAACATAATAGACGAATTAGATTCCATTATACCGGAGCGCAATAAACATCAGATTATCGAACAACGTGTGGTGAATGCTGTGTCTGCGTTAATTAATATTAAACAAGAGATTAGGAATAAATTTATTGCTGAAGAAGCTGAAGAATTAATTAAGAGGATTGATTTGGCTGTTCGTGGTGAAGACCCAAGAAAATTTACTCGTAAGATACGTGAATTCAAAGAAACTACTAAAAAGAGAATTTAACCATGAGAGCATATGAAATAGAAAGAATAGATGAAATATCATTTATGAGTAAATTGAAGAATACTTTGAGTACAGCAGGGAGCGCAGCTGCTGCAATTGTTAGTGATGATTCATTGAAGTCTTTAATTTTAAAGAAAGAAGTTGTAAAAATGATTTATAGCATGGAAAGTGGTATTAAACAGTTCGCTGCTGATCATATAGAAGATGCTGATTATATAACTGGTGGAACAGCTAAAGGTGCTTGTGCTAAAACAAAGGATGGTAAATTGAACGTTTATCCGGAAGGGTTTGTTGAATGGTGTTCAAGAGAATTTAACATTGATGAAAGTACTGTATTGAGTGCAGCTGCTCGTAGTCTTTTTAAAAAGGTATTAGTGCAATATGGGGGTGCAAATAAACGTGTACCCATTCCTTTTACAGATCAAGAATTAAAGGATGCTTTGGGTAATTTGGCTGATGTAATGATTAAACAAGGTTATTTGGCATTTAAACCTGATAAAGATTTATCTCCAGCTACCCAAAAACGTATTGGGGCTGCATTGCGTAATATGCACGCCGATAGTGATGAAGATTTAGAAGGAAAAAAGGGCGGTGAAAATAGAAGAGAAGGTGGTCCTGTCAAAAAACAATATTCCAATCGTTTGAAAACAGACATGACTGGTTGGTGTAAAAAGAATGGGGTTGATATTAATAAAATAACATATGACAATATAGTTTCATATTACAAAAGTCTTGGGTTACCAGAACCAGAAGTTAAGGAAGCAATTGCCAAGGCATTGACTGAAAGTAAAAAATATAAAAATAATATATTAAAAGAAGATGGTGAAGAAAACCAGCAACAAGGAAATGCTGATGCGAAACAGAATCCAGAAGGAACAGAAAAACCAAAAAAAATTGATCCAAAAGCAGCATTATCAGTTGAAGACCTTATTAAAGTTACAAATGCTGTTTATACAAAATTCAAAGATAAAATTGATGCGAAGATTGGCACAGATGAAGATGAAGAATCTGATAATCAATGTTCAGTTGAGGATTTTACAAAATGGTCTGAGTCTAATGGAACAGGTGATAAATCTAAAGATTTGATGGTTTATCTTTCAAGTAAATTGTCCCCAGCTGCTGCTGCTGCTGCATTTGAAAAAGCCAATGTTATTGATGAATTAGCACAAAAATATAAACAATGGACTGATGAACGCAAGGCTGATAAAGATGGGAAATTTAATTCTTGGTTTAAGAAAAATAACATTACACCACCAAAAATTGGAAATTCTGAAGATTTAGAATTGTTTAGAAAATTATACAATGATAAAAAGATAACTGTAGCACAAGGCAAACCAATTGACTTGGGTGAGTCAATAAAATTAGAAAGATATTTGGATAAATTATTATTTGAAGGTTGGTTTACTGAACAAATATTAAAAGGGCATACCAACGTGTTGTTTGAAGGGGATTTATCTGATGATGATATTGCCAGAGTTATTAATACTGCAAATGAATTAAATAAAAATGGTGCAGAACCAACAGATGCCCCTACAGGCGATGAAACATCTGAACAAGAAACCACTACAGTTGGTGATGTGTTTGAATTAGAATTGAAAAATGGTAATGTTGAACAAGGCGAAGCAAAAGAATTTATTCAGCAAAATCCAGAATATAAAAATCCAAAAGAAGAACTATCACCTGAAGAAGCAAAAGAATTAAAAGCAAAGTTGGTAAAACCAAAAGAAAATGATTTGAAAACAACTAAAACTGTTAGACAAGTTGATAAAGAACTTTTGGCTGCAAAAAAAGCTGATGTTAAAACAATAAAAGCTGTTAATAGCCAAACAAAACATACAGACCCAGAACAAGAATTAACTGGCAATGAAATAGAAGATTATGTGGCTGCTGTGGAAAATCCAGACACTATAACTGGTGATGCGATTGACCAAGATAGTATAAAGGCACAAGCAGAAAAATTGGCTGGAGAAGGCGCTGATGAAAAAATGTTGGCTGTGGCTGCTGCTGTATTACAAAGCAAGAAGAGGGTTAAATAATGAGAGCAAATACAATAATACCTTTATATGAACAAAAATTAATGGAAGGACGCAAAATATTGCGTGAATCCTGTGAAGGATTGACCTTGGAACAACAAATCGTTGTTGAAGGTGTTTATAATGAATTCCTCCCATTAATAGAAGCAACTTTGAAACAAGAATTAAAAGGGCAAAATGCAGTATTGGATTTGTTTAAAAAAATTGAAGATAATGTTACTTCAGGTGGTGGTAATAGAACAGCTATTGGTAAAGGGAAAGATGTTGCTGTCAAAGTTAAAGAAATTATGGGGAAAGCAGCTAAATGGTTACAAGATACAGCACCTGTTAAAGCATTCGACCAAAAGTTTGAAGATTTGAAAGCCAAGGTAGCTGAAAAATTGGGTGGTGACGATTCAAAGATTGTCCAGTATACTAAAAAGTTGGGTGAGTTGGCTAAAGAACATCCAGGAAAAACAGCTTGTATCATTGGTGTACTAACTGCGTTGGCGTCATTGGCTGGTGGTCCAATGGGTGGTGCTATTGCAGGTCAAGTATTGCGTGGCACAGTTGAATTATTAAAGGGTGAAAAATTATCCACAGCTATTGGAAAGGGCTTGAAAACTGCTGCTATTGGTTGGTTGACTGGTATGGCAGTAAAAGAAGTCAAAGATTATATGATTGGGTTGGGGAATAAAGTGGGTGATATGTTTGAAATAGGTACTAGTGAAATTAAAAAAATTGCAAAACTCCAACTTGGCACACATACAACAAATGTGGGCACAATCAAAGTTTATTCTTCATATAGTAAAATTCCTTATATAGACGGTACTTTTTATGGTAAAACAGAAGATTTAGAACAGTTAATGAAGTTGCGAAGCATTTTTACAGATAGTGTTCATAAATTTGCCAGTGATAATCAAAGTATGGTTAGATATAAAGCGTTGGGTTCGATTGCAAAATATGCTGGTGATAATGTTATTAGTCCTAGTGATATAGCGGAGAATCAACAACGTATGACATCTGCATATTTTAAATTTACAAAGAAACTTGCAGAAATGAATGACCCAAAATATTTAGATGAAATAAATAAAGGTTTGGCACAAGATGCAAAAAATGCTGCTGCTAGGAAAATAGCAGAATTAGCTGATGAGGTTAATAAACAAAATTATAATAAAACATTAAATAGTATTAAAAAAATGGGAGATGCCATTCAGGCTGCAGCCCAAGGCGCGGCCACAGGTGCAGCATCATATGATGGAAAATCAGAAGATAAAAAAGAAAAAACCAAAGAATCCATCAATCCATTTAACGAAATGCAAATGATGGAATTATTTGAAGCAATTGAACAACAACAAATTTTGACTGAAGGACCAATATGGGATAAAGTTAAAAGTACAGCCAAAGGTGCCGCTTCCAAAGTTGCAGACGCAGGTAAAAAAATTGCAGGAGCAGCAGCACAAAAAGTTGCCACCAAAGGAAAAAACCTTACTACTAAAATTACAGCAGATAAATTAATGCAAAAATGGAAGAAAGCCAGTAAACAAGCAGGTAAACCAATATTGAATAATGCTTCACTTCATAAATTTTTGACAGACAATGGTGTGAAGCCAGAATTTATCGAACCAGCATTTCAACAAATGAAATTGAAACAACCAAAAATTATAACATTGAAACAACAAGTTGATGAGTTGGATATTAATGATCCAAAAGCATTCGCAGAGTTTTATAAAAAATTATCTAAAACACAAAGAACACAGTTAATGAAAATTGGAAAACAAATATTGGAGCCAACATGAGAGCAAGAGAATTTATAGTAGAAGGTATTGACCATTTTGAAGACCTTCCATTAAAGGAATTTATAAAATTGGTTAATCATATTCGCAAAGATATGGTTAAAAATCCATCCAAATATGAATTGACAGAAAAAGTCGATGGTGCTGCCATGGGCTTTGGTATGGACGATAAGGGAAAATTTTATACAGACCGTGCAGTTAAAAATGGGCAAGTATTTTATTCAGATAAAGAATATCCACAAGATAAATTTTGGTCAGTTGGTTTTAGAGCAGCCCATAAAGCATTGGAAAAAATCGTTCAACCATTTCTCCACCCAGGAGATAGAGTGAATTCAGAAATTCTTTTTGGTGAATTGCCAAACGCAGTTCCATATTCAAAAACCAATAATCAAATCATCGTTCTTCAAGCTACTGATGGTAATCCAGATATTGATGGGATGGTTGGGCTAAAGGCTACTTCACAATTAGATACTATACCGGTTACTAAAACAGGTAAAGAAGTTTCATTTGAACAAAGCCCAGTTTATAAATGGTCAATTGATCGTACCCCACATGTTCCAAATGATAAAATGCGAGAAGTTGTGTCAAGTGATGAATTTAAAACAAATCTTATTGAATTATACAAATACTTGCGTTCTAAAAACACAACCTTCCCAACATTAACTAATAGCCAAATTGCATTTATTAAATTCAACACTACCCCATCCTTTATTAGTAAAGAAGAGTGGAAATCCATTAAAGAAGGTTTAAAGGCAGAAAAGGAAAAAGTAGAAGAACATATAACCAATTTGAAATTGGGCATTAAGGAGTTATTGTTGAACCAATTAGTAAGACGTATTAGTAGTAAATTTGGTCCAACACCAGCAGAAGGTGGTTGGATTGAAGGCGTTGTAATGCAAATTAAAGGTGATAGTCCATTAGGTAAAGATGCATTCGTTAAATTGGTTGATAAGGGAATATTCACAGCCATCAATCAATGGAATTTTATTGAAAGAACTAAAGTGTCCAATAGTCGTGGTGACCATTTGGCTGGCAGAGTCAAAATAGCATTGGCTAATGCAGCCAATACACCAGAATTGGGTAAACCATCCATAAAGGCATTCGTTGCAGCATCTGGTAATACACCTGAAGAACGTGCAACTAAAATATCCCAACGTATAGTGGATTTCAATCAAACAAAACAAAAATTTATTGATATTTTGGAAGCATCATTGGTAGAGTTGAATACCATGTATGAACAATATATGAAAGACTTACCAAATTTAAAGAAGACATTCCAATCTGGTTCATTCAATCAAACATTTTCTTATGAGGGTGAAATTAATGAACGTACCAAATCAGTATATGCAGAAACATTTAAAAGATTGCGAGATAATCTTCGTGATGTAAAGAATGCAAAACAACCAGTTGATTTAATAACTATTATGCTTGGGGATAAATTAGAATGAGAGAATTTATCAAAATAGCAGAACAGGTTTCAAAATATTTGTTTCATGGGTCGGATAGGTATCTTGAATTTTTTAGTGGTGATGTTGTTTATTTAACTGATAATGTTGATGAGGCTGTTAGTTATGCATTTAATGCCCATCGTCCAAATGTAAAAGGCGAAGAACATTTTTTATATACTGTCATTAATGATGTTACAGATACTAATTCAATGAACATTGAGAATGATGAATTTTATGATGAATTAATGGAAGGTGATATTGAGGAATATATTTCAAAATTGGCAATTGATGCAAGAAAGAATGGATTGAAATATTTAACTTTTAGTCATCCATCTGCTATTTCTGATAGTTGTTATAATGTTTATGTTGCATTATATCCAAAACAAGTAAAAATAATAGAAGCAGAATTATTAGGAGAATAATCTATTATGAGAGCAAGAGAATTTATCTCTGAAATAGTTGTTGGTCCAGAAACTGATGATTTCATTGACAATTATCAACAAAGATTTGACGATGCTGAGATAGTTAAAGAATATCCATCTTTGGATGTAATTATTAAATATAAAAAAGGTCCATATTTTGATATGTATGGGGTATTTAAAGAAGAATTGTTAATATCATATTTGTGTATTAATGAAATATCAGAATATCCATGTCATCAAATAGTAAAAACATTAACCCACCCATTGTATAGAAAGCAAGGGTGGATAAGATGTTTATTATACTATTATGTGAATGAGGTTGGACCTTTGATAAGTGATTTTCATCAGTCACCAAATGCTCGTGATATGTGGCAGTGGCTTATACAAACGCCTGGTTATTTAAAATTATTTCATTTTAATACTGTTACAAAACAAAAAACACAGTTCTCTGTTCCAAATTATAATTTAATAATTCCAAATCCTTGGGATGGGTCCAGAGATGTGGTGATTTTGGCTGAAACTCAGTATGAAGATAAAAACGATTTGGTGTTGCGTGAACAATTTATAAAAAATTTAAATCGTTATGATTTTGGACCAAATACAGGTTCTGATAAATATCCAAATCCATAAAACGGAGAAAGAAAATGAGAGCAAGAGAATTTTTAATGGAAGGTGGTAATGCCTTTTCGGGAAAGACCCGTTCAATAGCGGTTCAAGAAATCTTTGGTGAACAAGGATTGAGAGAAAAAGGTATCAAGTTTCTTGGTAGAGATGATGACGGGGAAATTATTCCAGTTCCACCAGGATATGGAACCATTGGTGTATTGTCAGCCGCTACTGGATTGTCAACAGAATATTTAATAGACAATCTTATGGGTAGTGTTGGTAAGAAACCAATATCTGGTGATATGGATATAGCTGTTGATGTTAAAACTTTTGGTGAAGATTTCCAAGCAAAATTATTGGAAAAATTGCAAAATAGTTTTGGAAAAGAAAATGTCAAACAGAAAGGTGGGAATTGTATTTTCGTCCCAACACCAATATCAACAATTGGTAGTCCAATGGTAAAGGGAAGCGATGCTGAATATGTCCAAGTTGATTTGGTATTTGGTAAAGCTAAAATTTTGAAATTCATGTGGCATTCACCATCTTTGGAAGAATCAAAATACAAGGGTGTATTTAGAACCATATTCTTGATGCGTATCGTTTCTGGACTCAGGGAATTGGAAGGACGCCATTGGGTTAAATATGATGGGGAAACATTGGTTGCATATTCTGGACCATCCTTGGCTTTAGAAAGGGGTTTAATGTGGGGATATAAGCATAAGATTAATAAGAAAGACCCAACCAAATTCAACGCAACAGACAACTCAATAAAAGACTTTGAAGAATACTATAACACAGTGAAGGCAAAGTGGCCGGAAACGACAAGGGAAGAATTGAAGAAGGGTTATATTGAGACTGACGAGCCAGAAGAAATCGCTGCGTATATTTTTGGACCGGGAACCAAGCCAGAAGATTTGGGTTCATTTGAGTCTGTTTATAAAGTCTTTATGGCAAGTAAACTTTATAGCCCAGCCTTTAAAATGAAAATTTTGAAAGATGTGAAGGAAACATTTGAGAAATCATATCCTGGTTTGGAATTGCCTGATGAATTGCAAAATATTTGACAAAAAAGATAAATAATATTATGATTAAAATTCAATAAGGAGATTAAAAAATGTCAAGTTCTGATATGAGAAAGATTTTACAACGTTTGGATGAAAGTGTTGGTGGAACGGTACCACAAGGTATGGACCCAAATTTCAGTTCAAAGAAAAATGGTGCATCCAATGATGATATCGTTAGAGCATATAGTAATAAATTTCGTGATTTGGACATTCGTGGAACTCCACAAGATTTAGATTCATGGTATAATACAATGCTTTTCGCTGTTCCAAGAGGATATAATAGTTATGATACAACAACTGTATATAAAGGTTTTAAATCGTTGGAAAAAAATTGTGGTGAACAATGTGTACCATTAGAAATGGTTCCAGGCAGAGAAGGTTCTGTTGTTCTTTATGTTCGTGGACTTTATCCAGATATTAAACTTTTGAAACAACAAATTGAAATGTATAGTTCTGCATTGGGTGGACCAGATGAAATTGATATTGATACCATTGATGGTCAAAAATATGTAAGAGTTTGGTGGGACTGAAAGTAATCCAAGTGGGCATGGAAAAAGGAGGCGTAAGCCTCCTTTTTTATACCTTGCGATTGATATAGCTGGAAAAATCCAATTTGTGTGGGGTATAAGGTTCATTAAAATAAGGCGACGACACAAGGAAATCCGCGGTGGCAAGGTTACAAGCCATTGGGACATTATAGACGCTGGCAAGCCTTGAAAGTGCTTTAACGTCAACGTCATGGGGTTGGCTGGTAAGAGGGTCGGTAAAGAAAATCAGAATATCCAACTTACCTTCGACAATCAAATTCCCGATCTGGGCATCTCCACCCAATGGCCCTGAAAATAGTGATGTAATTTTCATTTCAGGACAATGTTCTGAAATAATTCGTCCAGTTGTCCCCGTAGCCCAAAATTCATGTTGTGTCAAGGTGGCTCGATGGTCAATAACCCACTGAAGAAGCAAGGGTTTCATTTGATCATGGGCAACCAGAGCGATGCGTTTCATAATTTCATCCTTTCGATTTTAACCATTATATCATCTTTGAAAAAAATGTAAAGCGTTTTTTATAAAATTTGATAAATAAAAGAAAAAGGATTTTAACCATGAACATTAGAGAACATATGAATACAGTACAGAAAACTATTTTGAATGAATCTTTCAAAGATTTATTCAAGGGTGGTGATTTTTTGACTTCTGCTTTGGCACAAATGGAAAAAGGATTACCATTAATGCAAGCTACTTTGAAACTTTTAGATAAAAATGCAGCCGAAATAGCAGAATTTGGTAATGAAAAAGCTACAAAGATGTTTAAAGAATACCATGAACATTTATCCGATGCTATAAATGCAGGTGAAGAAAAAAATATAAAAGCATATTTCGCAGCATATGGAAAATTGGCTGCATTACAACAACAGATGGGGATATTGAATGGCTGAAAAATTTGAATTTTTGAAAGAATTGAACGAAACAAAGATGTTTCGCAATTTATCTGTAATGCACAATATGCACGCTAAACAAATTGTTGATTTATTTTTCTTGCATGTTATTGGTTTGGAAATCATAAAGAATAATTATTCAACAATGCGTGATGCCCAAAATTATGCAAGATTAATTTATCGTTATAAGAATTTTTCTGGTCCACAATATTCGTCCAATGATATGTATCAATTAGCATATGCTTTGGTTGATAAAGAAGAAGTATTGGATGATACAAAATATAAAAATGATTCAGTTTATACAGATAGAATTCATTTTGATAAAAACCAATTCATTCAATATATAACACGTATTGCAAATAATAATATAAATTATCAAACTGACAGACGTTATACTTTGAAATTATCATATGATTTAAAACAAGATTCAATTTATTCATCCATGAGAAGATTGGCTATTGATTGGGAAACATTATCAAGAATGCAAAAACAATTGCTTATGACAAGATTGTTGCAAGCATTTAGGGCTAAAGGTTATCAAAGTGATTTATTTCCATATTTGAATAAAATTGCCAATGAACAAAAACTTCATTTAACAGACGTATTCAATCCAGAAACAGGCGAATGGGAAAATGAAACCAAAAAAGAAGAACCATCATTATTGAAAAAATTGGCTGTCAATGCTGCTGTAGCAGGTGGTATATATGCTGGCTACAAATATATAACAAGAGACAAGAAATGAGAGCCTATGAATTATTTGAGGAAGTATCATCTGCAGACACTATTGATAATTTAATCAATTGGTCATTATCATTGGCTAAAGTCGTTGAACCATTATCCAGCTATCCACTTTTGTTCAGAGAATTTACCCATAATATAAAACAAAACACTGCATTGATAAAAGTAATCAATGATAGAGGTGAATATAAAGCAAGACAAGGTGAAAATGAATTGCAACCAGAATTATTACAAGAATTGGGGATAAAATATCCTGTATTTTGTGTTTTTCATTCAAATGGTACCCAAGGTGTATTGGGCAAATCTCATATTGTTATCCCATTGAATTATAACATTTTTTGGAGTCCAATTGTTGAAGATTTAGGTGGGAATAGGATTGTTGGGAAAAATAAGGATAATTATGGGAGCATTTCTACTGGTAATGTATCAACTTGGGATTATGACAAAAAGAGAATGGTTGGTAAGGAGTTCGCTTCTACTTATAAAGAAGGTTGGCCAGATAATAAAATAAAAAATGAATTAATTTTAGATTGCAAAGAATATTATATGTTAAATTTGCGACAATTGTTAACTAATTTAAAATTTGATCCAACAAAATATAAATATACTGAAGAAGTGTTGAATAGACGAGTGCCTGAATTCAAGGGACAAATTACTACTTATGGTGATGTTGTGGAGTATTTGACTGAAGATTTACCAAATTATTTAAATTGGTATAAAAAGAATTTTAAATATGCAAAGGTTGTGAGATGAGATTATTAGATTTATTTGAAAATGCTAAAGATGATATCGGATATAATAAACAGGCAAAAGAATTCGTTAGTAAAATTGTGAAAATATTTTTAAATGAAGATGCTGCATATTATGGTTACGGTATGAAATTATTGCGAATTGATGGTAAAATTTATGCGACGTTGGACATTGATGATATAAAGGTAATGTTTCTTCGTGGTCCAAATTTTTACACAGTTGGTGGTGCATTTAGTAAATTTCAAAATTCAAAACAACCAGTTATAATTGTAAAATTATTGGGTGATCCATTTAGAACAGGATTGGATTTAGAAACTTTGGCTAAAGAAGTTGTGCATGATAATAAAATTCATCGTGTATTGGAGCATGAGTATATTCATTATTTGGATTCATTTAGGATACCAAATATGTTAGATGCAAAAAGCAATAGTTCTGAACAGTCAGATGGAGAATTACCAAAACGCAATGATGATAAATATTATAATGATCCTGTAGAATTCAATGCATATTATCATAATTCGGTAAGTCATTTGATGGCATTCATTAATGCTGCTAAAAAGGGCGACCCAGATCGTTTGGCTAAAATTTTTGGAATAACTGATAATTTTAAAAACACAATGGAGAAAGTATTATCCAAGAATGGTTATCATGAGAATGATTTTTTGAAAACATTAAATTCTCGTAATAAGAAAGCGTTTTATAAAAGGTTATATGGGTTATGGGTTGAAGCGATGAAGTTAATAAATGGTGATTTAACTGAAGAAGCGTCGTTGGGTGGAACATGTTCTGGTAACGTTGCCAGTATTGCAGCCCCAATGGGGGTTATATTGCGTCGTCCACCATATGGTGAAAATATAATTACCAAAAAATCAAAGAAAAAGATAAATAAATAAAATATCTTGTTAGGAGAAGAATTATGAACCAAAATTTAAGACAATTCATGAATATTATTAATGAAACTATTGAACCAACTAAAAAACTCAATGAAGGTTATTTCAAAGATATGGATATGGAGCTTGAAGGTGTTGTTCAAGAAGCAGAAAATGCTTTTTGGGCGGTAGTAGCCAATTGGGCAAAAACAACCCATCCAGAACTTGAATTGGGTGATTTAACATCAAGGGGTAATTGGCCACCAGAAAATGAAGATCTTCAATCTGCGATGATGTCCGCGGTCTCTATGTGGATTTCTGATGAAAGTAACGAACATTCTCGTTATGAAAGCGAGCGTGAATTCAACGATTAAAAATAATTTTTAAAAAAGGTGAATTTTTATAATATTTGGGACACAGTTTTAGAATAAAAAGATAAATAAATATACAACAAATTAATTCTAATTAAAGGAGAATTTAAAATGGTAGACAAAGTACACGGAACTTCCTTTCCAGGGGAACATTTAACTGGCAATATGGATTTCTTCACAGTTTATACAACAGTGAATATTACTCCAAGCGCAAGCGCAGACCCAGCAGCAGCTACACAAGTTGCATTGGACAAATTGGTTGAAGCAATCTCCATGCGTGCTCAACCAGTTATCATGGGTGGCGTTGTAACTAACGTTGGTACAGACCCAGGTTCAGTACCAGCATATGTTTCAGGCAACACATATACTTTCCGCTTCGCTGTTGAACACACCAAAGCAGTAAGTACAGCAGAACTTGGCTCAATGCTCAATGGCATTGCAGGCTTCGTGAATGTTGGTGATGCAACAGACAACGTAGTAGTTGTAGAAGCAGACGTTCTTTAATTCGCAATGAATTGAGAAAAAGAAATGGGAGCCTTTGGCTCCCATTTTTATTTTTAGCGTCAGCGGGGATCGAACCCGACCTAAATGTGGTGGTCGCGAACCTTTATTGGAGTTTATCCTAAAACTTTACCCAATATTTTTCCACAAATAGTTTGGCCTCATTACTTGGAACCTTTTGGCGTTGGCATTGATATCATTTCCAACGGTTACTGTTTCCTTTCACTACCATACACAAGTTGGGACTCGAACCCAACAGGGACAACTGTGGGAATTTCTTCCCTATAGAAAGGGGTGGAGCGCAATCGCTGCTCAAAACACCCAAGCTTATTTGTCAGACTGGATTCGAACCAGCATCTCTTCTAAGGGTTCATGACGCCCTATGGTTGAAGGGCACAACCATTTTAAATGGATGACCAGCCGATAGGTCATTACGTGCATCCTAACAAAACTTTGTCGAAACTTCGTTAGCCCTTTCAAACTAACCCACATCCGACCTTGGCTCTCCATCCTCCTCAGAGGGTTGAATTTCTAAAATCTGTTTGGTTGGTTACTTCCCAATCCATAATATAAGTATAGCAGGTTTGATTTTAATGTCAAGTGATTTTTTAAAATTTTACACATCATCACCAAATTGATTGACGAATTTTTTAAAAATTTTCTTGGTGTCTTGGGGAGATAAGAACCCACGTTGTTTCAATAATAGTAAGAATTTTTTTATACCAAATCCTTTATATAAATGGAGATTGTTTTTCATTGTATCAGATACAATTTCATCATTATAATCATTATACCCACCATAATCTTTCATTTTTTTGAAAATTTCATTACAGGCTTTTTTGGTATTTTCTGGATTGGCTATTATATCTTTAATATTTTGTTCAATAATTTGGTGAACTACCCCATCCCTAAAGGACTGGGCTTCCCTCTACAATAAGAGGGAACTTTTCCTGATTCAACGATACTTGACTAATAGATTTCTCTATCCCATCAGAGGTATCTCCACAGGCTTTAATTTGGTATGTTCCATACCTATTCATTAGTTCAGCCAATGCCCATTTTTTAATATTAATGGTTGCATTGGCATCTCTATCAATTACCAACCCACACTCTGAACACACATAAGTTCTTTCTGATAATGACAGTTTTTCTTTGACATTACCACAATGGGAACAAGTTTTACTGGATGGTGCCCAACGATTAATCTTTATCGTTGCCCCACCATTCCATAAACTTTTATATGTTAATTGTTGGAAGAACATATTAAATGACTGGTCAGTTACTGACTTACCATATAATTTACTCATTCCTTTTAGATTCAGATCCTCAATTCCTACAAATAAATAATTCTTGGTTATCGAACTACTTATCTGATGAATGAAGTCAAGTCTTTGGCTTTTTATTTTATAGTGTAATTTATTCACTTTCGCTTTGGCTTTTTGTCTATTTTTAGAGTCTTTTTTCTTTTTCGATAAAACTCGTTGTAATTTCTTTAATTTCTTTTGTTTCTTGCGATAAAACTTTGGTGTATCAAATACCTCTCCATCTGAGGTTATAGCATAAGTCGTTAATCCGACATCAATACCAACCAAATTTTTAGAAGTAAATTCTTGTATTGGTTGTATATCTGGTAATTCACAAAGGCATACACACCAATAATAATTATTTTCTTTTTTAATTGTTATACTTTTTAGTTTCCCCTCAAGTGGTCTGTGACGTTTCCATTTGACATCACCTAATTTTGGGATGATTATATGACTGGCTGTTGGTTTTATATGTCCATTGGTCTGAATAATACGGAAACTATTATGGGACTCGATGTGCTTTGATCTGAATTTTGGGAATCCTGCATCTTTTTGTTTATAAGATGCCTTTAGTGATTTTTCGAAATCTCTCATTTTTTGTTGTAAAGATTGGCTTGGTATATCGGATAACCAAGGATAGATTTTTTTCAGGTCTGGTAATCTAACTCCCAAAGTATTATAAAAAAGGAATTTTTTGGTTTCTTGGTAATATTGGATGTTCTCTTGGAGACAATAATTATAAATAAAGCGACTTATTCCAAACCACTGAGTCAATTTGATTACTTGATCTTGGGTTGGTTTTAGTCTAAATTTGAATGCCTTATTTATCATAATACTATTTATACTTTATTACCAATAAGTTGTCAATATATTAATTATTTATTTGTATTTATTTAAAGCCAACGATGGGAGATCCAAATTCATCCCAAGAAATGCGAAGCATTTCCGACCCACCTGAATGGGGGGTTTCTTCGTCTGAAGAGGATAAAAATGCCCAAAATGTTGTTTGGTTTGTGGAATTAATTGGTCTTCGCTTTCTGGTTTGTTTTTATATTCAATTTTCCCATGAAGTCCGTTATATTTCAATGTATATAATTTTTTGTAATATTCTTGTTTATAAGTTTTTGGGTCGAGTGCAATTAATATTGTCCTACCATAACGAGCAGCCATGTTTTTCATTTTTTGTAGGTCTTTGGTATAATACTTTTTGTCCCATATTAGCTTCGTTGACTATATCAAATTCACGCATTTTTAAAATCCTTATTTCTTGATTATTATTTTATTTATCAAAATTTTAAAAAAATGATAAATAAATAATAACCAAATGGATTGGAGTAATAGGTAATGAAACTAAAAGAAATGACAATTAGCAATGTGCAGCCAAGAGTACCTGGGCATTTAGATGATGCTGTTGTGGCTGCAGATGTTAAGGAATTAATGAAGAATAATAATAATGATGTTGAAAAAGCAGTTGTGGAATTTATTGAGTTTTATGAAAGCTGCATTGATTATGAAGTTCCAGTGTCAGAATTATTGGTTTATGCAGCCAAGGGATTTCATATATCTGTTGATGAAGTAAAGCGTATATGGCATGAAGAATATCCAGAAGATCATTCTTTAGATGTTGAAATTCCAAAAATGGATAACTTGGGTAATAGTATATTAGAAAGTATGAATGAAGCGATGGGCGATTTGTCTGATGAAGAGTTGGTAACACTCCCAAAAAAAGAAATGAAAAACCCATGTAAAAAATGCAAGGGAACAGGTAAATATAAATTTCATACACAGAATGCGTTAGTTCGTTGTCCTGTTTGTGATGGAAGTGGAAAAAACAAATTAGGAGAAAGTAAAATGGATTTAGGGAATGGAACAAAATCAATGGGATGGAATTTGGATATCAATGGTGAAGATGATGTGCCGGTAACTATTACTTGGCGTATGCAACCTGCAGAACCAGAAGTTGGTGTAATGCAAAGTTATATTGATGAATATTTTGTCACAAGATCAGATAATGATGAAGATGTTACAGATTTATTCACCAAGGATGAAATTGAAGATATTATTTTAACATTTGGTTATGATAGTGTTGAACCGGGTGATGATAGAGATTATGATTATGATAGAGATTTGGTTGAAGGTTCAATTAAAGATGCAGAAGAAGAATTATCCAACCATGCAACAAATAAAATCGAACAAGAAAATAAATCTGGACCAATGTGTGCCCATGAATTGGTATCCCATGAAAAACGCAGAGATGATTTATTGTCCAAAAAAAGAAAAGCACAACGTGATTATACAAAAAAAGTAGATAAATTAGGAGAAAGTTCCATGAAATCAATATTTGAAAATGGTAAATTGGTTACAACATTCGCTCAATATATTGGCGAAACAGAATTAGTCAAAAAATATGCAATTAAAGAATCAGATGATTCAATTGGTTGTTGTAATGATGGCGGTGCAAGAGACTGTTATTCTGTTGAAGAACGTAATGCAATATATAATGCTTATAAATCAATTGAAGATAGATTTAACTGGGATGGTGAAGACTTTGTTACTTTACCTGGAATTGATTGTGACATTTTACCACAACATATGATGGAAATTGTTGATGAATTTGAAGGTAGTAATTTTAATGAATCTACAAATAATGAAATTGCCTCATTGGTAGAAAGTGTTGCAAAGATAATGAGAAGATAATTAAATAAGGAGATTATTATGTCAGGACAATATATGCGTAAATTAATGGAAGCATTAGAAAGTGGGACCACAGAAGAAATGGGTTCTTTTACACTACCTATTAGCAGAGAACAATTTGAAATTAGAAATGTAAAAGGTGGAAATCCAATATATCGTTGGGTTGTAAGTAAAGAAAACCCAAAAGAAAAATTATGCAAATTAGTAAAACATTTTAATAAGGTATCTCCTTATAAAGATGGAAATTATGTTTATTATTGTAGTCTTGTTGACGGGTGTAAATATAATGGTTATTTTCATCCACCAGGTTTACACTATGAAAACGAAGAAGATGCTATTAATGCATATATAGATGCTATTAATAAAAATAAAGGTAAAAAAGTACCTGTATGTAACATGCCAATAAGTGATCGTACTTATGGTTATCAAGGTGATTCTGGTGGAAGGTAAGAAAAATGGATTTATGGGAATTATTTGAAACAAAAAGAAATGATGATTTAAACAATAATTCTCTAAATATATTGAATGAGGATATTGGGATAGTTTGGCGTAAACGTGATGGTAAATTGGTCAAACTATTCAAATGTTTAAATGGTCCTGACAAGGGTAAAGTGGTAAAGAACAAAGAAGAATTGATTAATCCACAAGACTTTAAAAAGAAGACCAAATTAACGAAAATATTAACGAAGGAACAAGTATAATGGCTTTTGAATTATTTAGATTATTGCAAGAAAGTATGTTAGATGATACCAAAGGGTCCATTCATAAAGCCTTGGCTAATGTTTTGGGTATTGATGATGAAGCAGCAGTTAAACTTGTAAGTAATGTTTCTATTGGTGATGAATTAAATCTAATTGAGTTATTGGACAAAGACGTTTCATCCAAAAAAGAAATTATGAATTTTTTGAGTTTAAAACAAGTAGAAATTCCAGCTGATATATTGGCTAAAATTGAAGGCAAGGCTCCCCCAGAACCAAAGGAAAAACCAGTTGAACCTGAAGCGCCAGAAGAACCCGAAGAAGAACCTGAAGAAGAAACAGAATCTAAAGAAGAAGACGAAGAAGATAATTTGGATGCTGAAGACGAAGACGAAGATACTTCTGAAGACATAGATAATGAAGAAAAAACAAAAGATATTAATGATCAAATTGATGGATTATTTAATGAATCATCTAAAAAAGATGTTAGGACAAAAGAAGAAAAATTGGCAAGTCGGGCTAATATGGCAAGAAGCAATCCATTAATGAAAAAAGGTGGACCACAAATTGACAAAAAGAAGGAATTTAAGAAGAAAGGTGAAAATAAAAGGACACCAATTGAAGAAGATTTGATAAATAACTTTGATATAAATGAAACAGTTGTTCTGAACGATGGTCGCTGTGCAACTATAATACAAGAAGGACCAAATAGAACATATAGAGTTTCAATAAATGGAGAAATTACAATGGTTAAAAGAAATGAAATAAGTGAAAGCGTTATGGGCATCACAGGAATTCCAAGCATTGAAAGAATGCGTCAATTAGCTGGTATGAGAACACCAGTTAGAGAAGAAGAAGAATATGACAACGTTGTTGGTTCTTCCCCTGCATTGAGTGCAGGTCCAGTTGATGTTAGTGGTACAATGGATGCAGCAGGTGCAAGCGATTTGGCTGATAATTTCCCAGGTGGTGAAACAGGTATGGTTTCCATGGGCGATGATGCAACAGATTATTCATCTGATTATGATGAAGATTTGGATGATGATGCTGATTTTGAAGTTGGTAATGACGTTGATGCAGAATTGGACACACCAGTTATGCCATCTGCTCCACCATCAGTTCCATCCATTGAACCAGTTGCAATGCCAGCGGTATCTGCAGATGCATATGGGGAAATCCAAGATTTATTGAATGGTGTTCAAGGAAAGATTCTTGATATTAAATTATCAGAATTCAAACCATTGTTGTCTCGTTTAGAATCCCTTGTCAGTGAAATTCGTGGGCGTGGTATTGATGCATTGCGTGAACATCGCAATTTGACAATGAAAAACTCAAAAATTGTTGAAACAAGTAAAAAAAAAGTGAGAAGATAAGTTCAATATTGGCCGAGGGCATGGAAATGTTCTTGGCCAATTATTGGGATACAGGTGATTATGATGAGTCTGTCGCTGAAGCGGTTGAACATATCTGTATTAAAAATAAAAAAATAACCCCCCAAACTGCATATAAAAGTTTATCCACACTTATTCCAGTAGAATCAATGTTGGAAAGTGCTAAATTAAATGAAAATAAGTGGTACGTTACCGTCAATGGCAAAAGAAAATCTTTTAATGATTATGAAGATGCTTTTGATTTTTTTCAAGAAAAAGCAGAAGATAAAAAATTAGAAGTTGAACTTATTAATCCAGAAGGTGATGTTGAAACAAGCACTTCTTTAGTCGAAAGTATGTGGTTTGGGAACACTTTGAATAAAACAGGACGCTATATTGTCTTTGAAAATGCTAAAAAACAAGGATGGGCACCTGTTAATCAAAAAGAAAAAAAGGTTGTCAACCCAAAAGCACCAAAATATCAAAAAACCTGTGCAAAAGGGGATGAGGATGATTATGATTTTGGTCATTTGAGAGATGATTTAAAAGAAGGTGATGAGCCACCAATATCAAATTTAAATAAAGATATTGTTGAACCAAAAGCCCAACAACCAGACGTAATAACACCAGAAGAAATCGCAAGATATGAAAAACGTATTAATGACTTGCGCCAAGAATCAGAAAAATGGTATGCTAAATATCGTTCCAAAAAAATAACCAGTACTTCAAAAAGTGATATCAAAAAAGCCCACTTTGAAAAAATGGGTGACAAATGCAAAGATGATGCATTGAAATTGATTTGGGAATTGGAAGACAAAGGTTATAAATTTGATTCCAAGACAAACAAAGTTATTAAAGAATCAGCACAAATCAATGAATCATATGACCCAGAACAATTTGAATTTGATATTGTTTATAAGAATGGTGAAAATTATGTTGTGGAAAAAACCACTAACAGAATAGTCGCAAGTGCTAATTCTGGTGGTAAGGCAATGAGTTTATTGGACTATTACAATACACCACAAGGCAGGGAAGCAGCAGCATCAAAGTTTGAACAACAAGATGATGATAAGGCATATGATATTAAAGCTAATGAAGCTGCAAAACTTGGATTAGAATATGGTTCACCAGAATGGGAAGAATTTATGTATCCATCAGATCAAGTTATGGAGTCTGTGCCTGGTGAAATAACCAATGACCCATACACGGGTGAAATCAATGATAGGGAAATGGACCAAGTATATGGTGAAATTAAATCTGAAATCAATCGTATTTTAAATTCACAATATCAAGATGTTTTATTAAATAAAGCTGTATTTGATGTTCATTATGATGAGTCTGATATACCCGGTATTGCCCATGATGTTGTCAGTGATGCTATTGGGAAAGTCAAGGGGGATCATTTTGACCAACAACAAATAGTAGATTATCTTGATAATAGTGATGATTCGGAATATGTCAATATGGCAATTGAAATGATTAGAGGGAAGATTGGAATATGAGAGCATGGGAAATAGCCACAGGTAAAATTGTTGTCAACAATGAAGAAGCAATGATTTTAGAGATGATTAAACAAAACAATAATAAATACCCAAGGGAGAAATTGTCTGAACGTCAATTAGAAGTAGTCAGACGATTGTTCGCAAAAGAAATTCTACTCCGTGAAAAAATTGATGATAAATATTATTATTATATTAATAACGTTGAAGAAATTTCGAGATATTAAAGGAGAAATATTATGGTAGTTTCACATGAAGAAGTAAACGCAATGTCTAATCTTTTAAACATATTAAATTCAGTTGAAGAAGGAACACCTGTTAAACAAACAATCAATTCAGCCCACACAGCCATTGTGGAAAATTCAGTTGATATGAAAGATGATATGAAACAAATTCTTTCAAGATTTTATAGTGCTGGTAATGATGCTGTTAATCAATTGGTTGAAGAATCCCATTACAGTACTGAAGCCAATGATGCTCTCAATAGTAAAAAGACACAAAATGGTGTAGTGATTGGGCAATATGAAATTCGTCAAAGATTGAGCGAAGGTTCTGGTAATACTTCATTTTATGATGTTGTTTATAGTAACTCTAAACAAAATATTGCAAGTGATTTGATTCTTTATGAAGCTGCATTATTGTTGACAAGGTATCTAAACAAGGGCGAAATGATTAATGGTACAAATATTAAAAAAGTTCTTCAATTAGAAGAAACATATTACACCCAACGTGCTGATGCCATTCGTTTTAAAAAGAAAGCCAAACAATGTTATGAAAGCAGAAACAACGAACAAGGAAGCATATTTGAAGGTCGTTTCCATCGTGCAAGGGAAAATGCATTAGTGGCGAAGGAAGAAGTCGCTAAATTGTTGAAAAATATCAAATAATATGAAGATCGTTGATTTATTATTGGAAAATATTAATGTATTTGGGGTTCCATTCTATCATTGTACTAATAAAAATCCAAAAGATTTTAAGTCAGGTTTTTATGTGAGTGAAAATGGTGATTATGGAAATGGTGTATATGGTATTTTAGATTGGGATAGGATTGATGATATTTTAACTTATGGGTCACAAATAATAAAAGGGATTGTTAAGTTAGAAAATTTTTTAATATTAGAACAAGAACTGGCATTAAAAGTTTATGGTGAAATTTCATTAAAAAATCAATTTGATATTTTGAGTATTGATTATAAAAGTTTAAGTGAATGGCAAGTTAGGGATATAGAAATGTTTTCTGATTTTTTTGATAAAGGTCATTATATGGCGAATTCAATAGCCACGTTAAAGGACTTTGGGTTAACAACAAAATTAAATGGGACTGTTTTTAAGCATCCTGATTGGGGAACAACAATAGTGATACAAAATCCATCATTAATTGGTGATATTCAATATTTAGATACTTATAAATATAAAATAAGAACAAAAGAAAAACAAAATAAATGGAAAATATGTTAAGTATTGATATCAAACAAAAATAAGTGGCACTTTTTTTAAAAAAAAGATAAATAAATAAAACAATATAGAGGAAGTATTATGGCTATAACAAGTGCAGAATATCGTTTAAAGAAAATAATCAGAACTTTGAGAGAAAGTTTTGGTGTATCGATTAATTTAAACAACGACATGAAATCCATTACTGAAAGCTTGAACTATTATCAAGATGTTAAATCTAATGTAGTTCGTGAAAGCCATTTTGGTATGCAAACATTTAATCCACAATATAGTGAAGCTGTATTAATCTGTGAAGCGTTAAATATTTATTTAAAAGAAATTGCGCCAACCCGTAAAAATAGGAAAAAAAGTAGCAGATAATTTATTCTAAAAGATAAATAAAATATATAAAACTTTTTAATAGAGGAAACTTATAAAAATGACAACATTGAATAATTTATCAAAATTACTTGAAAGCGATTTAGAACAAGCTCGCTTGATATTCGCAACTAACGATGTAGTAGATCGTCTTCAAAGCATGGCTGAACAAATTGCCAAAATGTCTGTAAATGACGTTATGCCAATCGTTGATGATATGCGTGGAACATTTGGTCCAGAAAAGGCTGATACTTTTGAAACAGCAGTTAATGAAGCATTAGATGCAGCATTGGAAGCCATTAAGAGTTCAAAAGACAGAGTAGCCAACGAAGTATTGCGTTTAGAAGGAAAGGCAGCCCCAGAAGCATCAGGTCCAAGTGATTTAGAAAATGATGCTGCAGCTGCTGCTGAACCATCTGAAGAAGAAACTGGTGCTGAAGACACAGAAGGTTCTGATATGGAAGGTGATGCTGGTGGTGATACAGAAGAAGAATTGGATGATATTTTTGGTGGTTCAGATGATGGTGTGGGTCGTGCCAAGAAAGAATCTGCAAAGATTAGCTCCAAGAAAGCAAAAATCATGGAAGCCAAAAGAGCATTGCGTAAAAAGATAGCTGAAACTGCAAGAAAATTGCAAGCTATTAAAGAAGGTAAATTACCACCAGGATTACAAAAATACCAAGATGAAAAAGCTGGTAAGAAAGATGCAAAACCAGCAGATAAAGAATGCAAGAAAGGAGACAAAGAGTGTGAAAAAGAATTAGACGAAGGTAAAATTCCAGCAGGATTAAAAGCATATCAAGATAAAAAAGCTGGTAAGAAAGTTGCAAAGCCAGCAGACAAAAAGTGTAAGAAATAAGAGGTATTATTATGAGTTCGCAAGATATGCGTAAATTAATGGAAGCTATAAATTTAAAAAACTTGCAATCTGTTAAATTGAGAGAAAGCTGGGATAAAATGTCTGATGAAGATATTGAATCTGAAATAAATAAATTAGCAAAACAAATTAATGCATTGCCAACAAATAAATTAGTTAAAGTATATAACAAAACTGATGGTGCAGATGTAAAAGTTGTTGATGGCAAACTTGTAGAAAGAGATAAAATCAAAATAACTCGTTCAGAAATTTTGAAAAGAATGTTAGAAGTTATTGATGGGGAAGATTACTTTAAAAAAGTAAAAAATGAAATTTCTAAATTAGAAAGTTCTTCTGTTAATGAATCTAAAGATAGTAAAACATTTGATGTTGAAAAAGATGGAAAGAAAATTGGTATTGTTTGGCAAAATAGCGACGGAAATTGGGAAGGAGAACTTTCAAAAACAGGAATGAGTTGGGAGTTTTTGACAGCAGAATCCAAAGAAGACGCAATGAAATCGTTAATAAGTGAATTAGGTTAATATATTTCTTATTATTTAAATTAAAATGGGTTGCAAATTCTGCAGCCCATTTTTTTATTTTTGATAAATAAATAATAACCTTATGGAGAAACTATTATGACAAGTATGCGTAAATTAATGGAAACAGTAACTCTAAATGAAGATAGATATAATGAAATAAGTGATGCTGTCAAACAATTAAAGTTATTATGCAGAAATGCAGAAACAAGGGTTCCCCAAGGTGCATTAGAAAATTTAATAACAGTTCTTATGAGAGAGGCAACTTATGACCATCAAGCAAAATTATTAGCAGATGCCTTGTTGAAATATAAGGGACTGAATAATCCATTGATTCCAGTAATCCAACTTCAAGAAATTATTAATTATTTGGCATAAGGATTAAACATGAGAGCATATGAATTATTTGAAAAGGCAAATTTGAGAACATGGGCTGGTATACAACAAGATGCAGCAGAACGTGGGTTGCGATTATATCAAGCATATGGAAAACAATGGCGTTTGACAGTCGATGCAGAATTGCGTGAACAAGTTCTTCAAAAATTAGAAAGTTATGGTATTCAACGTTGGAATACTGATATTAGGTTAGATTTTCCGGTAACAATATCCACTTATCAAAAAATTGCAACTGACCTTTCCCAAGTAGTAGCAGGTGTAGATGATTGGGCAAAAAATAAAAGGGAAGAATTGCGATATGCTGCATATAATAATATTGAACGTCATATGTTTAATGTTAATCGTAAAAATTATAAATATCAACTTCATATTCCAAATAAAGAATTTAGAAAAACAGCAGCATTATCAAAGTATCAACAAGGACAAAGAAGGGGAAGTTGGAAATATCAATATGATGATGAAGGGAATTTGAAAGAGACAGTCACAAGACCAAGATTAAATCCATCATCAAGGGGTGGCAACAAACCATCTGGTTCATTTTGGACTTCAACAGTTACAAATTTTATCAAAAGTGATGGTAAAAATTATGTTACCTCTGAATGGAATGATTGGGTATTGGGAAATCAAGATGATTGGTGGAGTCCAGTTGGTGAACTTTTCAGGGTAAAACCAACTGCTAAAATATTAGATATTCGTGATACCAGAGATGCAAAAGAAATATGTTTGAATTATCTTATGATTGGTGATGAAATTATAACACCTGAAATTTATCATAAAATTCATGATTCACAAGAATATTATGATTTTTCCCAATATTTTCCATGGGATTTGATAACATCAAGAGTTGATGGTATTCATTCTTGGGGCAGACAAGGGTATGGATATGATAACGATAGTTGGAGCTATAGTTATGATGTTGAAAGCACAGCATGGTTTAATATGGATGCGTTGGAATATGTTGGTAAAGTAAGAATATCAAAACAACGTGGTTCTGGATATGATGATTACTAAAAATTAAATCCACTTTTTAAATAGAAAAAGATAAATATAATAAACATCAATTATAGGGAAATATTACCATGGACGCAAAAATTACTGTAAAGGATATTAAAAAAGCCACCGATATATTGGTTAACGAAGGGATTGTATTCTCAGCTACCAATGACACCATCACAGTTAATAAAATTGACTTGAAAGAATGCAAAACCTTGTTGGAAGCATTTAGTCCACAAGAAGTTTCAGATATTGTTCATACTCGTCCGGGTTATAAAGGAAGAACTATTATGAATTGGTTGGAAGATATTCTTTTTAAAGGTGATAATGAAGATGGTGATTTAAGATATAATGCCAGGGCCATTCAACAAAGATTGAAAGGTGCAGGTTTTACGGATAGAGATATATACAATATTCGTCAAGCATTCGTTGATGCTACTTATGAAGCATATTCTGCTATGGGATTAAAATATGTCAAAGGTTTGAAAGGTTGTAAAATAGGTGACATTTTTGATGGTGTGGCTTCAGGACATAATTTTGGTGGTATGTCACACACATTTGACCTCAGAGAAAAATTCAAACTCAACAAAGTCATTGAAATGAAATTTATGAAAAAATTACAATCGATGGTTCTTGAGCCAGGACAAGTTGAATATCAATCAAAAATTGGTGAAGGTAAAATAAATGAAGATACAGATATTCTTGGTATGCTCGGTGATGCAGCAGAAATGGCAGATGCTTCTGGGACAGATCCAGCTAAAGCTGCAGCTAAAGCTGCAGCTGATAAAGACAAAGACACCAAGAAAAAAGGAATCGAAAATAACTTGAAATTGGGTTTGCAAAATATCGCCAAAGACCAAAACCCAAATGGTAAATCAACCAAAGTTGCAGCTGCAGTTAAAACTGCTTTAGACGCAACAGAAAAATTAAATGCAGAAAAATTAAATAATAGCAAAAATTATTCATTATCTAAATTAGCATTATCAGAAACAAAACAAAAAGATGTTTATTTGGTTAAATGCATTAAAGAAAATAAACAATTTAGTATTGGTTTCACATCCAACTCAAAAAGAGAAAAATGGATTATGGAAAATTGGAATACTATTAAAAATGTTAATGAACAAAACATTAATATTCCACAATATATTTCCCGTTATACAAATAAATTATTGAATGAAACACACAATGGTGTTAAATTCAATGAAACAAAACAAATAGAAGATAGAATTAATTATATGATTGAAATGACTAAAGCAGATTTATCTGACCCATTTAGACCATTCTTTGAAAATGTTACCAAAGATACTAAAGCTAATTCATTTGATTTCGTTTTAGGGTTGGTCAATAAATATGGTAATCCAAAATCATGGAAAACCATACAAGAATCAACTGGTATTCATTTAATGAAAGAAGGTTCGAGAATCGTTTCATTTACAGATACCAATACTGCAACCAATATACAAAAATATGCAATGAAAATTGTCAACAATTTAGGATAAAAACAAAATGTTATTAGATGAAATATTCGGTGAAGTCTCGTTGAAAGATATACAACGCTATATAGCCAAGAAAGCACTCAGAGAGTCACCAATTGATATGGTTCAACAAACCATGAAATTTTGGGTTAAAGCCCATTTGACACAATTGCGTGATAGAAATGTTAAAGAGGTATCGTTGGAATCTATCGTTAAAGAATTGAATGACGTTTCAAATGAAATGGGTTTCGCTGAAATTGACCCAGATGAACCAGATATGGCTATTGATCTTATTATGGGTGCTGATGATAAAGAAAAACCAGAATTCGTTGAAAAAATTGAAAATGGTATTGTCTACTTGCAACAAAAACAAGGTAAACAATCAGAACGAGTATTAGATGACCAAAATAAAGCTGCAGCTGAAAGCAATGTTGATAATATGGCAAAGAATGCTGTTAATAAAGATTTAAAGGGTGGGGATAAACTATAATGGCTGATATATTTCCAATTGCAACTAATTTAATAACAACACAATCAACAACTGATTTAGTAGTTTTTGATGAAATAAAAGCTATTGAACGTGCAATTTTAGTTGCAGCCAATTCTGGAAATAGGGAAGCTACCATTAATAATACAGTGATGACAACCCCATTATCCCCAACGTCCCATGCATATTGGCAAACATACAATGGTGATATTGTGAATAGAAAATATTCATCTCAAATAAAAACCATAACTGATTATTTCAGTTTATTAAAGTATACTTTGGCTGTACAACCAGTGTCGTTATATAATGTCACACAAGCAAGTGTTAATACAACAGGCTCTGGATATTATCCAATGGATGTTTTAACTGTGCAAGTAAACAATGGGATTGCATCAACAGACGCAACATTAACTTTATTGACAACCCAAATATCTAATTTAGTTGGTTCATTAACTCCAAGTTGGACAATAAATGTACCTGGTATAAATTATGCAGTTAATGATATAATTTATGTATCAACTGGTGTGTATATTACACAAGCCACTTATAAGGTAACATCTGTTGGTGGTGTGGGAAATGTTACTGGATTAGAATTATTAAATGCAGGGGAATATTCCAGTAATCCATCTATATTGGGTGCGAGCAGCACTACTTCTGGTATTGGTTCTGGTTTGATATTGGGATTGACCATGGGCGCAAAAAATGTTGCAATTGCAAATAATGGTTCTTATGGGAAATTACCAACCAATCCTGTGTCTGTGACAAGTGCTCATGGTACAGGGGCAACATTTAATTTAGTTGGCTCCCTGTCCACAAATGCAACATTCCAATGGTTTGTTCAATGGTGATTAGGTATTTTCAATATTAATAATTGAATCATACCTGAATGAACGCCAAGATGATTTATTAATGTCCCACACATGAACGACTTCAAGATTTGGTTTTCTTGGTTTGGCATCTTCTTTGGCTTCATACAATGGAAGAACATCTTTTTTTAAAGTGCAAGTCATAATTCGTTCATCACCATCCACTTTTTTAAATGTAACGATGAGCACTTTTTCTTTAAGTAAGTCTATTAGTTCGTCTCTGGAAATTGTCATAATGGTTCTCCTTTTTCAAATTATCCCTCAATATAGCATGAGGATTTTGGTTTGACAATTAATTTTTCCCCTTGACATTTTCAAAGAATCTGTTATACTATAAGGATAATTTAGGGAGTAATGAAAATGATTACCAAGCCTGTTTCGAAGATGTTCCCTCGTTTCATTCGCAACATCATTCGTGCCCATCGTTTTTACAAATATGGTTGGGTGTGTTTGGGTAGGGCATTTCATACTCGTGATGATGTTCAGGAATTCTGGGTTCGTCGTTCCAATCGTGTTTACAACTTTGTTCGCTTTGGGATTTTTTCCAGTGTGAAAATTAACGCTTGACATTCCCATTATTTCTGCTATACTGGACAAAGTTAATCAAATGATGGAGAATTAAAATGTCTATTTGGACTCATGTTAATGGTTCTATTCGTCTGGATGATATTCGCTGCAATACTGGTGGTCAGGCACCTGATGTTGGCGTTGGTGTTGGTTGGGATGATGAAGATGATGCTTGGGAACGTTGCGACCGTCCCACAGGTTCTGAGGGGAGTGTCAATGTTGAAGTTTGGACCAATCCGATGGATAACTGCATGGCTGCGTATACTGTGACTGTTCATGGTGACCTTCGTGATTATGATGATGTTGATGCTATTGTTGCCTATTTCACCCGCATTACTACCAATCGTCGGTTTGGTGTTCGTTCAGGTGTGTTTGAAATCAATGTTGGAGATGGGCGTAACATTGTTGGGTTATACAAGAACGATGCATGGGTTATTATCAACACTGAAAATTAACGCTTGACATTCCCATTATTTCTGCTATACTGGGTTTCAATAGAACGGAGTAGCGATTATGTCTGTATTCCCTGCGAAGATTTATCATGATGCCGAAGGTTTTCGTGTTGTCATCACCGACCCCACCAATGTCCCTCGTTGGATTTTGGATGCCTTTTCGGTAGAGAATGAAACCATTGTCATTCCGATTGATTTCACCAATAAGAATGGCAAGATGGTTGCCTTTGTCGCCACCGAGCGTAAGGAAGCCATTTTGGGTGAATTTGATACCTTGATGGAGGTTGATAATCGTTTGACTAATATGCAGCACGTTGATGAAAAGTTGGTTTTTAACGTAACTGTGAAAAATTAATTTGACATTATCCTCCCTAATGGTATTAAATATATTAGGGAGGATATTGATATGAGCATTATACAAATTCCAGATATTGGTTCAACTTGGTTGCACCATGAAAACGTTGAATATAAGGTTATTCAAATAGCCAATGAATATTCCAACGATTTTAATTTATTACCATTGACTGTTATCTATCAAGGTTCAAATGGGCACATTTGGGCGAAGACTTTAGATGAATTTTTTTCAGAAATGGAACCAGCTTGAAAACCATTTTAAAATGGTAATGAAAGTTGTAAGATTTTATACTTGCAACTATAGGTGTAGTTATGATTAAAAATTTAAAAAGAATAAATTGCATTATTGTTTAAACTAATTGTATACTGGTTTAAACTTTAATGAGGAAACAATAAATGAAATTAAACCCACAATTCACCTATCCAAAATTAGAACAAGTCACAGATAAAGTCACAGGGAAGCGTCATTATAATTATGTTGGGGCAGATGGCACTTGTCATTCTGGAATGTCATCAGTCACCACCATTTTAGGGGATACAGCAGACAAGACCGCCCTAATAGCATGGCGCAATCGTGTTGGGGATGCCAAAGCCAATCAAGAGTCCAAGGAAGCCACCGGGTTGGGAAAACTAATGCATACCCATTTGGAAAATTATGCATTGGGTATTGAACGACCAACTGGGAATAATGTTGTTCGTGTAATGGCTGAACAAATGGCTGATCAAATTATTAATAATGGGCTTTGTAATGTTGATGAAGTATGGGCACAAGAAGTGTCTGTGTTTGAACCCTCGCTTTGGGCTGGGAGCTTTGATGCAGCAGGAGTTTGGAAGGGAAAACCTGCAATCATTGATTATAAAACATCCAAGAAAATCAAAAAAGAAGAATATGTTCAGGATTATTATCTACAAACAGCATGTTATGGTTATACCCATAATAGGATGTTTGGGACTAATATTCGGTGTGCTGTTATTATGATGGCAACTCGACCAGACCCAACTACAGGCAAGGAAGCAGAATATGCTGAATATGTTATTGAGGGAGAACGTTTTGATTTTTATGTTAATGAATGGTTCAATCGGGTAGAACAATATTACAAAATGATTGGTAGATAATACCTAAAAATCCTCTAAAAAGTATAAATAACATTATACTTTTAAAAGAGGATTGATTATGGCATTAACTAAAATTTCAACTAACATGTTAAAGGCTACTGGTACTCCAGATAGCACAACTTATTTGCGTGGTGATGGTGTATGGGCAACACCTGATGGAACTGTCACTACAGCCCCAGCGTCGTCGTTGACAAAGATTGATCTTCCGATGATTACCACAACTGGTACCCAATCATCATCTTCATTCTTTAGAGGTGATGGTATGTGGTCTGGTTTCACAGATCCAATATGGGTTACACAATCTGGAAATATAGCGATAGTGAATGAACAAGTTGCTTTTTCTGCTAATATATTGGCTGTTGACCCAAATGGGTTAACATTAACATATACAGTTACATCTGGTGCATTACCAAGTGGATTGACTTTAAATAGTTCAACAGGTGTTATATCTGGTACAACACCACAGGTGACAGTTAATACAGTTTTTGCATTTATAATAAATGTGAGCAATAGTGCTCAAAATACACAACAATCATTCACTATAACTGTAAATAATTCAACTAATGAACCCCCTGTATGGAGTACAGCAGCAGGATCGCTTGGTAGTATTAATATGAATAGTAGTTTTAATTATAGTTTATCTGCTACTGATCCAAATAGTGATCCAATAACATATTCTGTGATTTCTGGTTCGTTACCTACCGGGTTATCAATGAGTAGTTTGGGTGTTATAACTGGTACTGCAACCACTGTTAGTTCAACTACTACAAGTAATTTTACAGTTCAAGCAACTGATAGTAATTTTGGAATTGCAGATAGATCATTTTCTATTACAATTATGGCTACTTCTTATACTGTAACTAATTCATTGCGTTTATATTATCCATCACAAACAGCTTGGTTAGAAAGAACCCCACCATCAAATGGAAGTAATATAAATTATGCAGTTTCGTTTTGGGTTAAAAAAGCTAATAATGGTACTAATCAAGCTATGCTTTCGGTTGACGGAGATCCAACTGATTATGATGATACTATTTTATTTAATAGTGCTAATCAAATAAATATAACGTTTTATAGATCTGGTACCGCTCCAATTAACATACACACAACGTCGACATACACAGATTTAAATAAATGGTATCATATATGTTTAATTGTTAATACTAATGAATCTATACAAACCGACCGTGCTAAATTATATATTGATGGTGTAAGAAATACTTCTTGGGCTTATCAAGTATTCCCATCAACTCAAGGTATGGATGTTGGAAATATAAACCAAACAAGAATTCATTATTGGGGTAGACAACAATATTGGGGGTCATATTTTGGTGGATACTTGGCTGAATGTTATATTATAGATAATCAAACAGTCACAGTTAATGATTTTGGTATTGATATTGGTGGTATTTGGAAACCAAAAAAATATGTTGGACCGCTTGGACCAAATGGTTCATATTTAGAATTTAAAAATGCTAATAATCTTGGACAAGATAGTGCAGACCTTGGTGTATGGAATTCTAAAAATTGGAGCTTGAATAACATCACATCTGCAAATAGTTCAACAGACACACCAAATCCTTGAAATTAAGAAGCTATATTATAGCTTCTTTCTTTTCAATGCATTTAACCGATATATCTTTTCTTTTAATTTCTCGACCTTGGACGATAAATTTTTTACCAGCTTTCCAATCGTCGTCAAATGGTTTGTAAGCCATATGGATATTTTCTTGGCAAGTTTCCATATCATATGGTAATGGTCCTATAGTGATAGCTTTTTCACCAAATATACTAATCACCATATAGACCATTACTTTTATCATATCAAGCGATCCTTTAATTCATTCCCACTTTTCAATTTAATATTAATAACCAAACAACGTTTATCAAAATCAAATGTATCAAGATATTGAACACCAGTATATCGATAAGAATTGTTCTTATAATATGATTCATTGCTAAATTTATTTAAAGTGTATAATTCATTTTTTAATAATTTATTTCTATCAATCAATAATATGTTTGAACCATTTTGCCAATAGGTGTCATTACCAGATGATAATAAGCGAGTTAATCGTTGTGTTTTAGTTGATTTGAATTCGCTAAGTGTCCTAATATCCATCTTTATATCTTGGAATGATATTTTTGAATTTGAAACAAAAATAATGTCATTGGTATATTCATAACATCCATATCCATCAATTTTTGCCCCACCAAAATATCCATCGTTGTAAATATGTTCGTTGATAATATTTTCACAATCTTGTATTGAATTTTCAATGCGTTCGTCAATTGATATTACTTTTGGTGAACTTACTGTTCTAATTATGGGAGTTTTCCCTTCTCTATCAATGCCATCAATTTTTTCCATACATAAGAAAAAATGCTTTTTATCTGGAAATTTAATAAATTCTTTATCATCATAATATCTTGAACTATTTGTTACTGGATAGTGTGAACCCAAATATGTCCCCATTAATCCATTGTGAAGTGTTACTTTAAATCCTGGTTTAACATCTTTGAATGATATTTTGTCAGTGGTTAATTTAGAATGCATTGCTAATGCTTCTTTATATTCATCTGACTTTATTGGGATTAACCAATTTGATGAACCATCACGCATCCACACACATTCTTCTAAAATTTCACCATTATGAAAGGTTGTGAATGTTAATAAAAAGGCAACATTGGATGCTTTAATTTCCAATTCAAACCCTCTTGGGTCTTCAAGTCTAAAATGGGTCTCCCCACCTTGGCTACTTGTTCTAATTCCACCATGAAATTTGAAACCATATGTTGGAAGATTTGGAATTATGATTGGTTCGATGGTATTATTTTTTTGCCCATAATAATTACTATTCGCCCAATCATCAACAGTTGCTTTTCTTTTTAATGCACCTGAATCTGTACCATTTGGGACCATAAATCCAAGTGGTAATAAATCCTTTGTTTCATTGACGCTTTTTTGGCGTTTTTGTAATCCTATATATGCTTCATCGAATATTTTTAATGCCATGATGGTTTCCTTATACTTTAGTTCTGGTTAATTGCATATAGAATGCATATTTATTTTCTGCTTCTGTTAAAGTTTCCAAATATGGACCTTCAATTTCTGCCAATGCTTTGAGTTTGGCTTCGTTCATTTCACGTTTCATTGCCTGCATATTTTCCCATAATGTTTTCAACATTGGGATTTTATCTCGTAGGCTTTCCTCTGATACTTTCATTTCAGCCAATTGTTCTTTTACTATTTGTAGTTTAGTTGCCATATTAATCCCCTTATAATACCGTTTATAATACCGTTTATTTTACCAAATTTTTAAATAGACCATTTCTGGTTTTTCTGAAAAATCACCAAATCCAACATCTCGTCCTGATCTACCAACTATCCTGATGTTAACTGCAGATTGTTCTTCGCCATCCCCAATTGGAAGATCGCCATACATTTCTTTAATTGTGGTTAATTGTTGTATGAGTTTAGAAATTTCCATGTTTTCCTCCTTTTTTATTTTCCACTGTATCATTTAATAATCAAAAAATCTATAAAAAAGATAAATAACATTATATATTTCATAATGGAGTTTTTTCATGGCTGTAACACAAATTAGTAGAATAAAGTTAAGAAGAGGTTTAGATGAAAACATTAACAAAGTTCTTCTTCAAGAAGGTGAGATGGGTTTCACCACAGATAGTGCTCGTTTATTCGTTGGTTCACCAAATTATGACAACAACATTTCTGCCCCAAGAACCAAATCTGATCCACACAACGTTGAAGTATTGACTGAGTTAACACCTGTCGCTGCATTGACACGTTATAATTATAACTATCGTGATACCCAAAACCCAGAATTTCCAACACCATTATCTAATCGTGGTAATTCGGATTATTATCAATTCTTACAAGAAAAATTGGACGAAAGTGTTTCAATCAAATCATATGGTGCTGTTGGTAATTATGATCCTGTGACTACCATTGGGGTTGACGATACAACTGCTATTCGTAAAGCTGCAGTTGATGTTACTCGTCCTGGTGTACCGGAAAAACGTGCATTATATTTTCCAGCTGGATTTTATAAAATATCCCGCCCATTAATTATTCCACCAAATTCAACATGGATTGGTGATGGTATCAACAAGACAGTTATTTTTATGACTGATCCAAACTGTTACACAGTCGCAAGAACCATTCCGGCTATGAGTATATCTGATGTTGATGAATGGGATTGGGAAAAAGTTTTAGCTGCTGGGCACAATTATGATGTTCCAGAATTAGAAGTTCTTTTTAGTAATATCACTTCTACCTCTGTTAGAATTGAAAATCTTTCCCTGTATGGTATTACCTTTGTTTATTTGGGGTTTGAACAAAATGATATGTTGCGTCAATCTCCACAAGAAGATTTCGCGGTATTGAAGTTGATTTATTCTGCCAACGTTGATGTTACCAATTGTTCATTTGAAGCCAACTGGACAAATGCAGCCTATACTGCTTATGATAATTTTGTCAATGGTGCATCCAATTTAGACCCAACTGTTAGACTACAATGGAATGGAAAACCTGCTCATTTCCGTTCTTGGCAACGTTCCAATATGATTACCACAGATCCACCAGAATACCATAAATTGACTAATGGTGAAAAATATATTCCAAGAAGGGATACTATTGGGGTGTTGATTGATAGTTATGCAACAGGTAATGTTGCCAGATCTGAAAATTTTTCATTCACAGGCTGTGTGTTTAAAAACTCCACTTATGCATTCAATGTCACAGATAACGTTAATGAAGTTATAATAATGTCTTGTAAATTTGATACTCTTTATCGTGCTGTTAATTTGAACCAAAGCCCATTGACGATGAATTCAAATTTGACACCATTAGATTATAACACTTCATCAAGTGCATATAATGAAGGACCAAAAAATTTCAAAATGACACACAATCGTTTTGGTAATATCAAAGACAGTGCTATCTATATTAGTAGAAGTGAACCAAATGATGATGGTAATGTTATATATTATGGACATGTGAGTTCATTCAATACTTTTGAAAATATTGGATTTGCTAATCCATTAACTGGTGGATTACCACCTGTAACACCACCAACACCAAATGTTCCAGCTATATTCTTTGATAAGAAAGTTAGTGGTTGCACAAGTATTTCCGACATATTCAGTTATGAAGGTAATTTACCATTATTGCGTGTGACACACACTGCTGGGGATTTGAATGTTATCATTAATGCTTATGATGGTGCATATTCATCATCAAGTTCTGCATTTAATGGTTCTGGTGCTGCATTAAGTACTTCCGCTGGTATAACCATTCAAAACAATAGAAGTGTTTGGACTGACTTTGTTCCAGCCATATCATTTAACACAGGTGTACAAAATTGCATTATATTGGATTATAGTGTATGGAGAAGTGATTCAGCATCTGGTGCCACAAGATTTAGAATGGGCACTTTGAAGATTATCACGACCGGACATCAAGATGGTACAAACTGGACAGATGATTTCGTTGAAACTGGACCTGATACATCCTTGATACCATATCCATATGGAACTGGTGTGTTATTTAATGTACAATATGATGCATCTGGTAATACTGTGAAGTTGCAATATAAATCAAGCGATTTGCCGAATCCTGGTACAGGTATATTCAAGTATACAACCAGTTATTGGGATGGCACAACACAGTAAGGAATTAATATGATAATTAATGAATTAAAATACCCAAATAATTTATCATTAGAGAAAGGATTGTGTTCTGTTGATAGTAATATAAATAAAAAACAAAATTTTATTGATTCTTTTTTAAAAAATAAAGGATATAAATTAATTGGGAAAGGGTACTATTCAAGAGTTTATAATAAATCGGGTATGAATTCTGTTTTAAAAATTGCGTTAAAAACTGATGTTAGTTGGTTGCATTATGCCGAATTATGTACCAACTATAATAATCAACATTTTTTAAAAGTTTCAAGAATTATTAAATATGATCTGTGTGGCAAAGAATATTTCATTAGTTATATGGAAAAACTTCAACCATTGAAAACCAATAAAGATTTGGAAATACAAATTGCATCTTGGATGATTACCAATTGGACTACCAAACATGGTGGTGGTTTATGTTGGAGATTCATTTTATTGGATTGGAGAGATAAAATCAAAAAAAATTATAATGAACGAGAATTTAATAAAATTATTAAAAATAAATCGTTAGAATTTGAACAACAATATCCAGATTTTAAAAAAGCATTAACTATTGTTGAAAAAAATGTTGGACAGTTTCAGTTTGATCTTCATGAACAAAATATTATGATTAGAAATGATAATGTTCCAGTTATCATCGACCCATTTGGATAATATTTTAAATAAAAAATATTTAATATTGATTTAATACCTATAAATAGATGATAATATTCATATAAGAAAGGAAAACAATTATGAATTTTAATTTATTAAGTGGGCACGACAAACGCCATCGGTGGAAAGAATTCCGTGAAGAAATAGCGGATAAAGACAACAATCAAAATACCCTATTATCGGTTCAACAATTTTGGGAAAAAGTTGGATTAATTATGTGGTGCTTGGATTACGAAAAACCAGAAACATGGCGGACTCCTTGGGAAATCATTGAAGAAGATACTTATTCAAAATCCACCTTGGCGTTAATGATGTACTGGACCCTTGTTTTATCAAATGATAAAAAATGGAATGATGGTAATCTACAGTTAAAATTAGTACAAACATTAACCGAACAAGAAATCTTCATGGTATTAATAGTTGATAATAGATGGTTAATGAATTATTCAAGAAATGAAATTATTGATTTAAATAAAGAATCAGCAAATGAATTGTATATTGTAAAGGATATTTTTGTCAAAAATAAAAAAGGATTCAAAATCAAATGAGGGATACAAAGTCTGGGCAATATTTTATAAGTTGTTTAAAGAAAAAACCAGAACAATATTTATTCTTTACAAGATTGGAACACAAGACAATTAAAGAAATAGAAAACTTTGATGCACCAAAGTGGATAAGAGAACATTTTTTGAATTTGAAGAAAAATAATTTTGTGTGGTCCCAAGAAAAAGAAGATCAAATTGTCAGTCCATTGGATTATACAGTTACCAATACAACAGTCCCCCAACAAACAGGCACAGTGTATGAATATTGTGGAAATGATATGACGGTAAAAGGGTTGACTAAATTGAATTTCGTTATTGAAGACAAGACCACTTTTATTGTTTGGGGAACAGAAATAATGGTTGGTTCCCACAGATTTAGAGTAAAAAATGAACAATCATTAAGAAATTTATTGGATTCATGCAACTATATAGGTACAATGAACAATAGTGAATATTATGATTATAATCAAAAGTATTTAAATCAAAAACACAGATTGACTACTTCAGAAGAAGAACCACAACAAAAATCGCCAATTGAAAATAGCTTGGGATTTAGAATCATTCGATAAATGCTAAATACAATTGTATTATAAGAGGTATCAAATTATGAGATGGCATGAAATAGTCAATGAAGACACAGAACAACAGATAAAGTTGTCCAAAAAACAATTGGTTAAAAACAGGCAAGAAAAATTGGATAAAGACCGCAAAGCAGAAATATCTAAAGAAAAGAAATTGGCTGATATTTCCAAAAAGAAAAAGGATGAAGATGAAAAGAAGAGAAGCGAAGGCACAGGGACTGGACAAGTATAATACAGGTAAGCCTTGTCGAAATGGGCACTTATCAGATAGATATACTTCCAGTGGTGCTTGTTTGGAATGCCAAAAAGAATCGTCTATTCGGAACATTGAATCCATAAATCAGGCGTCAAAAAATTATAAAGAAATCCATAAAGAAGAAATCAGCAAGAAAAACAAGGAAAAATATAGATTAAAAAAGACGATTTTTTTATCTATTTGAGGCACTTTTTTCGCCATTTAGATAAATAAGTATATAAGAAAGAGGAACAAAGTCTATCACCACTTTGTTCCAGTGAAAATGGAGGTATCCACTTTTTCTTTCTTATACAATTATATTTATATATGGAGGGCATTAAAATGTCAAATTACAAACAAGATATGATCAAAATATTAAAAGAAGATTTGGAAAAACAAATGATTATTAATCAGAAAAAATCTGACACTATTGATTTTATTTATTCAGAATGGCTCGATGGATTATTGATGGTAGAAAAAATTCAGAAAAATATTAATTTATTGAATAGAAGAAAGTATTAATGTTATAGTATAAAATAATTTAAAAAGGAGAACTACAATGAATAAAGTGAATGTTAATATAATTCCAACTGATGATTTTGATGGTTTGGAACTACCACAGTATGAAACTTCTGGTGCTGCAGGTTTTGATTTTCGTGCTGCAATTACAGATGATATTATTATTAATCCAGGTTGTACAGAATTAATCAATACTGGATTGATTTTTGAAATTCCAGAAGGGTTTGAACTCCAAGTTCGTCCTCGTTCTGGTTTGGCTGCTAAAAATGGGATAACAGTTTTAAATTCGCCAGGTACTGTTGATTGTGTGCCATCATTTATGAAAATTAAAACTGTAGAAGGTGATAAAACAATTGAAGATTTTATTGAAAATAAAACAACAATTTTATCTTATAATACCAACACTAAAGAATATGAACGAGATGAAGTTTTAAAAATTTGGGAAGTTGGGGAAAAGGAGGTTGTTAAAATTGAATTTGATGATGGCACCGAAATTGTTTGTACAGATACACAATTAATTTTAACAGAAAATGGTTGGAAACAAGCCAATGAATTAACAGAAAAGGATAATATTATTTGAGGTATTGAGTATGTGTAAAAAACATAATATTGAAATAAATTGTGATTATTGTCAAAATATAATAACAACAACTAAATGTAGACTTGAAAGGACAAAGCATCGTTTTTGTAATATTGATTGTATGTCCAAATGGTTGGCATCAGATAAAAACCCATTGAGAAAAGATAGAAAAAAAGTATGTTTAAATTGTAACCAAATTTATGATATACGGGATAGAAAAGGTTGTAGTATCCAAATGGAGAAACAAAAATTCTGTTCGAGTAAATGTTATGGTGAATACAATAAAAATAATCAAGGTGTTTTATATAAAATTCCAGAATCTACTATGGTTTTAAAAGTGTGTGAACATTGTAAAAAGGAATTTTTAACACACCGTTATAGAGAAAAAGAAGGGGTTCGTTTTTGTTCGGTAGAATGTCATGATGAATCAAGAAGAGATCATTTAAATTGTCCAACTTGTAAAAAAGACTTTGTTGCCCCAAAATGGGCTAAAAGAAAATATTGTTCTGAACAGTGTGCTAAATTTAAAGTAACACAAGTATCCAATGGCGAAAAAGAAATAATTTCTTTTTTGGTGGAAAAATCATTTGAACCGATTCAGCATAATACTATAACTTACAATGATAATAATAATTTTTATATACCAGATATTACAGTCGATAATAAGATTATAGAATTTTATGGTAGTTATTGGCATTGTTCTCCAACATTATTTGAACCTTTAGAAATCAATGAAAGTTTGGGTATAACAGCAGAACAAAAATGGCAAGATGATGAAAATAGATTGACTTTTTTGAAATCAAAAGGTTATGATGTTTTAATAATATGGGAACATGATTGGAAAGAAAAACGAGATGAATTGAAAAAAGAAATATTAACATTTTTGGAGAAAAAATAATGAAAAAAATTAAAAATATAACATCGTTGGGTAAAATGCCAGTATATGATTTGACTGTTGAAAACAATAGTAATTATATAATCGAAAATACTATACTGCATAATTGTGATTATCGTGGCTTGGTAAAAGTTATTCTTCATAACACTTCACAAAAAACATTCACAGTTGAACGTGGGATGAGAATTGCCCAAGGTGTTATTTCACCTGTTGTCCAAGCACACTTTATTATGGCTAATGAAGTTACAGAGACAAAACGAGGTTCAGGTGGGTTTGGTTCCACAGGGACAAAATAAAGGGTGGGTTTATCCCACCCTTTTTATTAACTATAGAGTTAATTTTTAATCTAAATAATAATACAAAGAAGAAAATTTCAATATAAATAAATACAGAACTTTAAAAGAGGATAAAACATGCTAATACAAAAAAGAACTATCGATGCTAATGATATCGTTACAATGAAAATCACCACTGGTGAAGAAATTATTGCCAAAGTAAAAGAAGTTGATGATACAACTGTAACAGTCTACAAACCATTTACTTTAATTTTAACTGCAGGTCATGGTGGACAAGGTAGTGTTGCTTTTGCACCATTTATGTTGGGTGCAGATGATCAAGCTGCAATCACTTTAGACCGCAAGAATATAGTATTGATGGTAAAAGCTAATTCATCAGCTGCAGGACAATATATTAAAGCCACCACAGGATTAGAAACTGCTACTAATACTGATAACATTATTAAATTTTGAGGATATGATATGAAATATATATTGGTGGTTATTTTGATGTTGTTTAGTTCACAAACAGTTGCACAAGAAATGATGTGTATGCCAACAGAAAAACTTTTTGCTGGATTAACTGGGGCATATGGGGAACATCAGGTGTGGGCTGGATTAACCAATGAATCTAATATTTTGACATTATTTGCTAAAAATGATGAAAAAGAAGGGAAGAGTTTTTCAATGGTATATTCCATGCCAACAGGGATTTCTTGTTTAGTTCATCAAGGTTCTGAATGGGCAATAGAAGGATCGCCAAAAATGCCAAAGGCACCAAAGAAGGGAAAGTAAAATCATGCCAGGTGTAACACGTATAACAGATCCAAATTCAGGACACAATTGTTGGGGAACATCATCGAGTAATGTTGGTTCTCCAAACGTTATCGTCAATGGACTTCCAGTAACCAGACAAGGCGACCCATGGGAACCTTGTCCAGCCCACTGTCCTAATACTTCAGACCATGTTAGTGATGTTGTAACTGGTGACCCAACAGTTTTAGTCAATGGAAAACCCATTGCCAGAATTGGTGATATTTTGGGTTGTAGTTCAATTGTTATTGGTGGTAGTTCGAATGTTATGTCTTGTAACGTCAATCATTCTTGGCCACCTCCACAAAGTGAAGAAGAAAAAGATAAAGCAGATTTAGAAGATGAAGGGCAGATGCAAGGGTTGCGAATTTGGCCACCATTAAAACAAGGTGCTACACCAACTGAAGCCCAAATAAAACAAAGTAAAGCTAATGGTGTGGACCCAGATGCACCACCAGCAACACCTGCACAAAAGGATGATGTTCCACCAGTTCAAACAACCCCGCCGCCACCAGATTGTGGTGGATTGGTGCCACCATTTACATCTGCGACAAGATTGAGTCAAAATTTTACTTTAGGTGATTTGACAATAAGAACACCAGCAGGTAGTCATCCATTGCGGGCACAACATGGGTTAACAGAAGCAGAAATAGTTTGTAATTTAAAACAATTGTGTGACAACGTTCTTGAGCCAATTCGTGGAATGGGATATGAATTTGTTGTCAATAGTGCATTTAGAAATGTTCAGGGTAAGAATAGTCAGCATGAATATGGACAAGCTGCTGATTTGCGTTTTAATGGAAAATCCAATCAAGAAGTTTTTGAAATTGCACAACGAATTAAAAATTCAGGCTTACCATTTGGGCAGATGATATTGGAATATCCAAGCAGATTGCCATGGATTCATGTTTCATTTCCAGAACGAACCAAGGGAAGTCCATTCAAGGTATCAACAATGGATAAAAATTATAAATTAACTACAGGATTGCAATTATATACGTGAGGTAAAATTAAAATGAGTACTATTAGTCAAGTTAGCGAGTGTGTGGTTGAACAAAGTATTGACCCATCTAAAATAACACCAAGTACTGCAGACATTGGTGGTCCGAACATTCAACCTATTGGGACAATTGCCCCAAACGATGGGGTCGCTAACACTTGGAATTATTTAAGAAATTATGTAGAAGAAGACCCATTGCAAGCCAATCCACAAGTTCTCCCTGCATTTAGAATGCCACCAGATTTGGCTGCATTGATTGCAGCTATACCTGGTGCAATAGCAGACAGATTGAATTGTGTTGAAATGGCATTAACATTGGATTATGATTTTCTTCCAGGTGGCACAACAGCATCTTGTCAATTAGATTATAGTACACCATTGACAGCACAACGCAGAAATGAATTACAAATGATGCGTGATATGTTATCACCAACACCATCTACAACTATACAAAGTGCTAACGGGAATCCATTTTTGGATAATGCTGGTTATCCACAACGAGACCAATTACAGAATAACATTTATATTATGTTTGAAACCTTGTCACAAATGCATGACTTGACAACATTGGAAGGATTGGCTAATAGATTATTTGGTCCAACAGATGGTGGTGCTACTGCTCAATATATTATTGCCTATTTGAACAGAACAGCCAACAACAGTGGTGGTGGAAGCTTTTTTGATAATCCCGGTTCAATTGGTGGATTTAATGCAACAGATGTTTGGTCTATCATTAACATCCATACAGGTGCCCATATCGGGGCTGCTGGTTCCCTATTGCCAATGTTAGGTGGTGCTACAGGGTTATATCAAAAAATGCAACAATTGGACCCTTGTGGAATGTTGACAGGGACAATGGGGAGTTTGTTGGGGGGATTGGATAAATTACTCCAATCATTGATGGTAGCTTTGGGGGATTTATTGGCACCATTGGCAATGTTGTTGATGGGATTGATTGCACCATTATTGTTGATATTGAATGAAATTTTGAAATTGTTGAGAATGGTTTTGGATATGGCATCCCATGCTTTGGCTTATGCTTTAAATTTTATGAATCCATGTTTCGTTGCCCATAAAGTCATGGAGGCAATTGGTGTCCCATCATTGAATGATGTTTTAAATTCGGATAGGTTACCTGATAGGTCATTGATGGAACAACAAATTCTTGAAGCATCACAAAACACGTTTGATTAAAAACGTTGACAGAATTGTAAAAAGTGTTAATATAAATTATATTTAAAATTTTAGAAGAGGAATAAACAAATGAGAAAGATGATTGTCCCAAAGGGAACCAAAGGACGGGTAATGTCCTATAACGACAAAGGGTTTTGTGATTTCAAACCACGTTTTGAATTAGACAAAGACATGAAGTTTGAGCTTCAGATCAATGCCAATGGGTTTTTATTGGTTGACCCGCCAAGGGTTGAACTTTATAAACGTGCTGATAAGCATCCAATGTACAATAAGCTTGGACCATGGGCAGGTGAAATGCTTTCCATTGCCATGAAGAATGGGCGTCACAGTCTATCAACGTTCTTGTATTATGATACAAAAGCCAAGGTGGTAAATCTATTGTCTGTACCTACTGCACAGGTTCAAACAATTGAGGAATAAAAAAAGGGGGCTTTAGCCCCCTTTTTTAAAAGAATATATCTCTAAAAATCTTAGTATGCTTTTTCCCAAGATAATCCACAAATGCTAAATTATCTTCCCTAATTTCCAATAACCAAGTAACGAGATTTCCTTTATCAACTGTCAAATACCCTTCCATGTCTGTTGATTCTGAGACCAATTCAAGTCCATGTTTGGCTGCAATATTAATCATTTTGCGATTGGAGCGGGAACAAGATACCCAAATTTTATTAGCATTATGATTTCTTGCATACATAATTGCTTGGGAAAAAATTTGATAACCAGTTCCATTACCACGATGGTTAGAATCAACACTCAACCCAATTTCTGCTGTGGTTTGATCTTTAGTGATATAAAAACCAATATGGGCTGCAGCGACCAAGTTCAAATCTTTATCATATTTGCCCAAAATCATATCACGATCCCAATTGATACTATCGACATAATTTGTGATTGATGCATCATGCATTGCACCATTGAACCGCATTTTTTTGTCTTGTTCTGGTAACTCAAGTAGATGCTTTAAATAATCATTTTTTTGAACTTCTGTCAATTTCATAATTTTCATTTTATTTCTCCTAAAGATTAATCCCTTTCTATTTATACATTTTATATTGCATCGCAGCATAATGCAAGATAAATTTGACAAATATGTTGAGCATAGGTATAATGCTAATATGGAGGTGCAGAATGAAATTTTTACATAAAAACTTTGCTGAATATGAGCCAAAATATCGTTTTCTAATTGGGTCGTCACTTATATTATTGTTTGGTTGTTTTTTCTTTTATAATTGTTTTGTGGTTTATAAATTATGGAGTTGGTTTTTGGTACCAATTCTTGGTATAAAACCATTAACTATTTGGCAAGCGGTTGGGTTATCATTTGTGTTTGGTTATTTAACTCAACCAAGATTGATACCAGCCATTGACACAAGGGATAAATTGACTGAAACAATGTTTTATCATGTGACTAAAACCACAGCAGGATTGGGGATTGGTTTTCTGTTATCATTGTTGGTTTAACGTCTATCAATGATCTGAATATCTTTTTCTGTTTTGTCTGCTTTTTCACAATAACCTTCTTCCATGGTTATAGTGATTATCTGTGGCAATCCATTTTTGGCTGGTGTTCTATTGACTACTTCTTGGATTTGTTTGTCTTGTTCATCCAAACGCAATATCATTCCCTGTTCCAAATGTTCTGGTAATCCAAATTCCAACGCTAATTCTTGGAATGCTTTTCTTATTTTTTTCAATTGTAAGTCAGTTATTGGGTATTGTAGTCCTGAAGCACTTTCCAATCCAAGTGATTTATAACGTATTGAATTAAAACGATAATTATCCACCTTATCCTTGATTAATTGTTCTTGTATAAGGAGTAATGTTTCGTTAGGTTCTATCCATTCTTTTTTGGTAAAATTAATAAATTTATAGATGGTATGGATATAATCGTGGAAAGGGTGGATTAGTGCCATACCGGGTTTTATTTTGATTGGGGTTTTGGTTAAATTTTTAGCTGTCCAACGAAAGAACAAATCATTCCCTCGTTTTAAAATTTCCATATTGTGTTTTATATCTTTCATGAAAATTATTTATATGATTTTCAAAAAAGTGGTTGACTTATTTTTCAAATCCTGCTATATTAATAACATAGAGAGTGAGACAAAGAAGATAGAAACCCAATGGAGGATAAAAAAGGCAAGCGACAGAGCACAGACACCAATTTAGATTGATAGATGATTGATAGATTTGTAGAGACTGGTTGAACTTAGGAGTTAGATAAAATGACACACAGCAGAGACCGACCTCGGGGTTAACCCCAAGATTTTTAGATTGATAGATGATAGATTGAGTGTTAGAAAGTTTTAGGAGAAATAAAATGACAAGCATTCGGGCTGGTCCCTAAAAGGGTTAAAAATTTTTTAGATTGATAGATGATAGATTGAGGATTGTAGAAAAACGTTAGAGGAGGACAAAATGACTTGGACTTGACGACTCAAAATTAATATTGTATATTGATGATAATGATAGTAGAGTAAGAGAGTTAGTTAACTTCCAGAAGAAGGGGAACCCGTCGCAAGGCGGGTTCTTTTGTTTTTAGCCATTGACAAAATTATAAATCCTGCTATACTTGGTAAAGTTAATCAATTGGAGTGACGAAAATGGAAATCATCAATCGTTTGGAAAAGTTTCAGAAGGCTCATGATGAAGCATTGGAAAATATCAATTCCATGCTGAATACAGACAAGGACTATGAACAGGATTTCAAGCTGCTTATTCGTTGGCTTATGGAAACTGAAATCAATCCCTATTCCATTCTTCCCGAATGTTGGGCTGGAAGTGTGAATGATGCTGTATCTTTTGAAGGGCTTTGTCGGCATATCCATCATGCCATGGTTGATGATGGTGAAATTGAGTTCATCACAGTTAATGATGAACCTCGAATTGTGTTTGTTGGTGCTTGGGAAGAAAAGTTTGAAGATCGTGTTTTGACTGAACAAGAATACGATATGAAGTATCGTGGTTATGGTGGCAGGAGCATGACTTTTAACATTGTATTATTGGAAAAGAATGTTCAGAAATTCATTGAAGCTCGTCTTGCTTTTGATATTGCTGACCTTCGTCGGTGTTTTGAATGGGATGCTGCAGATGGTCTTGAACACGCCATTAAGCATTATGGTGATAATCCCTTGTTTAAGACTGAATGGATTGTTGAGGTTGAAAATTCCACTCGTTATAAGCATCGGAAGGCTTTGCGACAGGCTAATGGGAAAGATTGAAAGGTTTTTTAAATGGACGACCTTCATATCAAACGTCAACTTCATATCACTGCGAGAATCTCTGTATTCATCGTTAGGACAAATTTTAAATATTCGATGTTGACTCAAATTACCAATGATGAAACGATTGAATTGTTTGATTCGATTGTTTTTGATACTAATTATTTGAAGGCTGGTGGCACTATCAAGACTATTAAAAACATGCCCTATAAGCCTTATAGTTATTTGATGGAACAATATGTGAGATGTTTTCGGAAGTTGACAATTTTTTCTGTTGGCAATGACACTGTTATGGATAAATTGTCTGTTGGGGTAATGACTGGTTTGGACAAATTGTACACCCAATGCTACAAGACACCTGCATTATTGGTCAATAATATTTTGGATAAATTGCCCATTGATACTTGGACTAATCCTGATAAGACCTTTCTTGATCCATTTTGTGGGACTGGTGAATTCGTTGTACAAATTCAGAAACGATTGATGGCTGGGCTTGTAATGATTCCGGAAAAAGAAAGGCTTGACTATATTGACAAAAATATGTTATACTTTAATGATATAAATAATAACTGGGTTGAATGGACTCGGTTTAGATTAGGTGGTGGAAATGGGTTTAATGAAAACTTTCGTGAATGGGAGCCTGAAATGAAATTCGATGTTATCGTTGGTAACCCGCCGTTCAACGAGGCACCATCTTCTGCTAATACAATTGCAGGGACTTCTGGTAATACAACTTTATATAAAAAATTCATTTCAAAATCATTTAATTGTGCAGTATCAGATGGTATTGTGGCGTTGGTTGTTCAGCGAAATGGTATTAAATATGCAATGGATAATTATTCTGTTACAAAATATTGTTCAAATACTTCGTCTTGGTGGCAATATACAGCTGGTTATTTTATTTCTATCAACAAAGAAAATGCTCAAACCAATGTTGATGATGATAAAATCATTTCTAAATTATATGATATTAGTATAAGCAAGCCATATAAAAGTGCAATTAGTGGAAGTTTTAAAGTTCTTATTGAAAAAAATAAAATTTCACAAACACCAGTTGATGGATTTAATTATGGTGTTATTGATATTCCAAATAGTTCAACGCCTAATATTGTTTATGGATATATTAATGGTGGTTCGTTACCAAAAGGTCCAAAACTTATGTTTAAAGGGCTTGAGTCAATGAAAAGTTATTCTGTTGTGAATGATATTGCTTATGTTGGTTCAGCTTGTACTTTGTTTTTTAATACAATTGAAGAAGCAGAAGCTGCAAAGTTGTTTATTTTAAATAACCCATTGATGAAATATATAACAAAACAATTACACGAAAAAACAAGAGGTATGGTGTTTAGATATATGAAAGATTTTGATTTATCTCAAATCAAGACAGGATATGAATATCCTATTGAATATGAGTTAACAGAAGAAGAAATCCTTTATATTGAACAAACTGCAAAATAGTGAAAAAAAGATGATAACTGGGTGTTTTTTTAATTGACTACTAAATAGGTTTGTGGTATATTATCACAATGGACGTTTGAACAAAGATGAAGACCACTGTAGAATGGGGTGCAAGTCCCCAGTGCTCCACGAACCATAATTTCTTATGGGGCACATTTAGGTTTGATGGGGTGGATAGTAATTGGAGTGAATATCGCAAGGTTGCGTTCACCCGAATTCCAGCAGGGTTACCGCGAGAAAAATTAAAACTGTCGCTTCAAACGACAACTATGTTATGGGAACTGAACTTCAAGCTGCGTGAGCACTTGAACTTTTCCAAAAACATTCGGGGTTATGATAATTCCCTGTTAAATAATATTATTATAAAAAGGGGGCTTCGGCTCCCTTTTTATTTTTTACCATCCTCTATTATTTTTCTCCCAAGCATCATTCCCAAACCCTTCTTTAACCCTATGATAATTTTCAGGTGGATGTTCTGGGCTGTGTGGTCCATAAATATCAGCCAAATCAGTAACAGAACGTTCTGAATGATCATAATTATATTTTCTTATTCGTTCATAACATGATGGCTGAAGCGTTATGAAATTAAAAAAATCACCAAGATAATTGCAGAATGGTTCACCAGCCATTGCAGATGATGATATGAAAAATAATATTAAAATTAACCTTTTCATTTTTTACTCCTTTTGTATTATTATATCAATAATATTTAGTTTTTACAATTTTTTTATAAATAATTATATACACAAGATGCATCTTATGATATTGTGTATAGATAAACCATTTTAAGAATAGGATGGATAAATTATGAAAAACGCAGTAATTCACCCAGATAACGAACCTCCAAAGAAATTGGAGGAAAAACCTTCTGCAAAACCACAAAAAACATTTGACCCAAAAAAAGCAGTCAATTTTAAAGCATTGTGGAAAAAACAAGAAGCAGAAGAAAAACGCAATCTTCCCAAAAAAATTATTACAGTTGTTGTTGCATTATTAGTCCCACTTGCACTATTATTCTTTATTTTGTCTGAAAAAGATAGAACAAAAACATATACTTATAATACTTTTGTAACAGAAAAAAGAATTGATGAAGGTGCTAAACAACCATATAAAGTAACTGTCATTACAATTATGAATGAATATCCACCAGAGACCTTTGAATGCACCATTAATATAAAAATATTACCATTGTGGGTAGCATTCAAGGAAAACCAAAACTTTAAAATAACAGCAGAGTCAGATTATAAATATGAACCAAAGATGATTTGTAGCCTTATTAATGAATCGATGGTTGTGGAGATTTTGGAACAATTAAAGTAGATTTTCTATAATGGTATATAGAATAGCTGTAAGAAACAAAACCAACAAAATTCGCAATTAATCCTGCATATGATAAATTAGTAAAATTATAGAAAGTCCAAAATGGAATACTGGATAAATCCATTATTCTCATTGTTTGTGCATCAGTTTTAAAACTTGATATACTATTAATTAGTGCTGCAATACAGACACAAGTGTTTGCCAAATTTATTGGATTTAGAAATAGGATAGCGAATGGTGAAAGATAGAACGTCCACTTGACCCAAGTTTTTGGATAATATGCAGCCAAAATACAACGACTGGCACAAATAACATCAATGGCAGCTCCAGCCCATGCCCCTAATAATAGATAATGAATGACGAATAACATTGATGCTAATGCCCCAACGATTAGCATATGTTTGGTAGTTTTCCATAATGGGGTAATGCAAGTTAATCCAAATCCCACAATGCCTATTAGTTGTATTATTATAAAATCCATAATACTATTTAACACTGTGTTTTCTAATATACAAATTAAAAATCCCCCAAAGTGGAGGATTTTCTTATTCGCCTTTAATTAATTTTTTAGTGAAATCCTGACTTACCAGACAGTTTGTGCATACACCTTTTATAAGGGCACATTGGATTTCAGATTTATTTTCCCAAGTTTTTCTAATTGTGTTCACCACACAAAATTGTCCCAAGAATGTTCCACAATCATCATTGATATTTTCCAATACTGGATTAAAATCTGTTGGATTGGTTTCAATCATTGTTTGTACTATTTCTGGTTTCTTCTTCATTGTGTCTCCCTTCTTTTAAGTGTTTGAAAATTTTATTACCAAAATATATCATAAGTCCAATTGATACACCAATTAAAAATAATTTGCCATAAAATCCCATTAACACAACAGAGGCTGTTGTGCCTTTTTTAATCATTACTGGGAAGATAAATTTCAAACTAATGATATTAATTATCAATAATGCTACTATCCCAGAAACATATTTCAAAAGTTTCTTA